CAATGGTAATAAAACCTACTATGAGAACTCAGATGGTACTATTGAAGACAACAGACCTAAAGAAAATTATGGTGGTAAAACCGTTATTATTGACGGGATTGAATACGAATTGAAAGCAAAGAAATAAATAAATCATGAAAACATTATGAAAATAGGAGATAAAGTAGTTTGTATTAAAAATTCATTAACTGGAAGTTTAAATGCAATGAAAGGTAATCATTACATTATAATAAATATTCAAAAAGATGAAAATCAAACTGATAGTTTATTCTTTGAAGGAGTTAATAACGGAAGTGAATATAATACTGGAGGATATGATTATTACGGATTTGACCCTAAAAGATTCCGTAAATTAGAAACATACAGACTTAAAAAGAATCAAGTACAATTTAATATCATTGAAGAAAAAGAAAAATTGATGATTAAAGAATTGTGTTAATTAAATATTTTAACTCTAAATAAACATTCACCAACCTTGCTATTATTACAATTGAGTGCAATGGGTATTCCTATTACAGTCTTAACAGATGTATATGCTTTTGATAGCAAATAGGAACTAAAAATTTAATAAACATTAAAAATGCTACAACCAGAACATATGATTCCTGTTATTCAGGAATATATTAAACAAAGAAAAGATATGATTGTAGATATACGTACTCCACAATCAAATATAGAATTAGCACAAATGCTTAGTGCATATAATTATGCAATACAATGGTTTGAATTAAACAAAAACAAATGAAATATTGGAATCTCAATTTTATAAATGACTCTGAACAAGTCAATATAAGTATGGTAAAAATGAATAAGGGTATAGTAAACATTAATCTTCATACTCACAGTTGTAATAATCGTAAATTTCCTAGATTAAAAACAAATGGTATTTATTGGATTAATGATTCTGGTATATCATTTCTAACTTCTTATATTAAAATCAAAGTAGTTCATATAAGATCAGGAGTAATATTCTATATCAAATATAACTCTAAACTAAATGAATTTAAAAGTAAAGAATTACATTTTGAAACAGGTAGTATAATTCATTTACATGCTGAACCAGAGTTTATAAACGTAAACTTAAACCCTAAATACTATAAAGTAAATACACTTGGTAATAAATCAATTATTAATTATCAATTTACAGGTTATTAAATAAACAAATCTTAAAACTAAACAAATGGAAGTTAAAAGAGCAAAGGTAATTATGTTACCTGCAAAAAATCAAATTAATCAAGTATCTGAAGGAGATATATTCATTAATGATTCAAGAGAATACAGTTGGGGTAAACTTGAAGCACTTAAATGTAAACGTGTTACATCTAACGGACATGCATGGAATGGTAATGGTATTAAAACTTATATTAATCATTTATACATTGTAGATGATTCAGATATTAAAGAAGGTGATTGGAAATTAGTAAATACTGACACAGACAAACTTTCAACAGTTGTACAACATGAAAAAGGAATTAATTATTATAAACAATCTAAAATAATAGCAACAACTGATAAAAGAATAAAAAATCAAATGTTGTTAGATGGTTTTGATAGAATATATCCACAACCTAGTAAATCATTTATTGAAAAGTATTGTAAACTAGGTGGTATTGATGAAGTTATGGTTGAATTAACGGAATGGGGTGTAGGGTTTGGTCATGATAAAAATGGTATAGAATTACCATTACGACTCAAAGTAAACTCACACAATGAGATTGCAATTCATACTATTAAAGATAATTGGTCAAGAGATGAAGTTAATCATATACTTAGAGATTTCTCTAATGTTATGGGATTAGATAGTAGTTATGTTAGAAGCTATATTAAAGAAAACATATGATAATACTAACATACTTAGGTTACTTATTATTAGCTATAATAGTAGGTACTGCAACAACAATAATAGCAGGAGCAATATATAGAAATCACTTTTAAACTAAATAATTATGCCAAACAATCAAGTTAAACTAGCTAAAAAAGCTTACAAAGAACTACGTAGTAATTCTGCTAAATTCAAAACTTCACAAGAAGAATATTGGAAAGCAATTATGTCTGCTAAAACTCCACGTTGGGGTAATCTAGTAGTTAAACCAGTAATTAATTAATCATGAGTAATCTAACAGTAGCATTTATAATTTACATAGTTGTAATGCTATTGTTAGCTTATGACATGAGAAAACAATAAATATTAAGCCTGATGATAACAACAGTATGATGTGACCTGCGAGAGTGGCGAAGCACGAGATTACAGCTCTACCAAAGAGTGTTGTTTGTTTGAATGTGTTAACCCAACTACTTGAGTAGTCCGTGAGGTAGGGGCTTAAAGCGAAAATAACATCCAGTGTGGTAACTGGCAGGTATAAATATTGCAAACTAGGTAAATAGCGGTAATCGTCTACTAGACTTGGGAAATATGCATTGTACGCGATGTATAATAAAGAGTAACGAGAAGAAATAAGCGGGTTCATATACTAGTCGTGAAAATGAGAAATTATAAAGTTCAATCTTTATAATGAGTGAGGTTCGAGTCCTCACACCCGTTCATAATCATTGAGAGAAGTCATTAAAAAAACATGGAGTAATTAGCCATAAATACTGAGTCCCTTAGAATACCAAGACAGCTAGCAAGTTGACGGTATACTGGGAGGAAAAGCTATAACTAACATACTTTAAAAGAGTAGTTAGAAAGAGTGAAGTACAGAACCCAAAGCGAGAGTAGCGGGTATTCAGTTTGACTCTCTCATACATTACATACTATTAATCATTTGAAAGGTAAAAGAAGTATTTGACATTTGTTACCAAGGATAATGTGTATAGTATTAACTCCTGTCCAATTATAGGTGGTACTAGCTCAACCAAATTAGAGTAGGTTATATGGCGGTATTAATAAGTATTATAGGCTTACAGGAGTTCTTTTAAAAATTAACAATTAAACAATGAAAATATTATTATTTATTTCAATCGCAGTAAGTATTGTAGAATACTTTTATTCACCAAGGTTATACTTTGGTAAGAATATACACCTATGGTATGGTACTAAATTACGTAAACATATTAAACTATTATAAAATGAAAAAATATACAGTAAGAGGTGATTCTAAATTAAATATTGGAGAACATACAATTAAAGAAGTATTAAATTTACTTGAAATTTCTAACACTAAAGATGGTATTTACTACGTTCCTAATGTACGTATAATGGTTAAGGAGGATAAAATGATGATAATCCCTAACTCTATGTCTTCTGGTGGAGATTATACACCATTCGATGATTACGAAGTCATACCTAAAGTAAATAAACTAGACAGGATATTAAACACTAAATTGTACAAGCTTTACATTACAACAATGCAAAACAATCAGTATCTTTCAGAAATTAAATTAAAAGCTGCTGGTAGAAAGAGTATTGAAATTAACTATTTAGATTAAAATTCTTAAATTATTATAAACAATTAAATTAAATATTATGTTAAATAACAAGAAAAGTAAACCATCAGCTTCAGGTATTATTGTATACTTTAATGCTGAAAAAACATCATCACAAGTATGTAAGCCTAAGATGGAAGGTAATGATAAAGAAAGATTTGATGGTAATTGGGCTGCATTAGCACAACAAATTGCTGGTAATACAGGCTATCATTCATTTGAAATAATATGATACTAATCCTACTAACACTCTTATAATAGCCGCAAAAAGCTGTTATGAAGTAAAACAATGAAGATTGGTTAGTAGGTATATATATGGTGAAGATTGTAATCGTATCTTTAATGGTCAACTTATGCAGCAGCCATATATATTTTTATTTATTTAAAACAAATTATTATGAATGAAAGCAATATATTCTTTAATAGAATATTTTATGTTCAAAAGTATTGGGATATATTTAATCAAGTATATTTCTGGAGATTTTGGATATTAGGATTTTATTTTACTACTGATAAAAACAAATTACCATGATTATACAAATGATACCTACTTCAGCAGAAAATTCTATATTTATTACAGGATTTGATGCTGAAACACAATTATTAACTTACAGGTTATCAAAAGAACCTAAACAAAAGCATATTGAACAAGTTCAAAAAGATGATAAAGACATGTTACATATACCTGGTTATCATTTTCAAGAAGGTTATCTTAATAAATTTATTAATGAAAACGAAATAATATGAAATGTAAAAACAACAAACAACATGATTTTCAATACAACAGAAAGAATTTTAGATACGAATGTGTTGAATGCGATGTTAAATACAATAAAGATATACATTCACTTAAAGACCCAATAGATGATAACGAAAAAGAATTACCAAGTCGGCTTGACTCCCAAGGATAACGCTTTAATACAGCTTATAAGTAATTACGATAGAGATATGTTAATCAATCGTAGAGACAGCTTAATACAAACAATAGCTAACTGTAATGATACTAATGAATCTGAACTGTTTGTACAAGAACATGATGATGTATTATTAGCTTTAGTACAAATGAACTAAAGATTAGAGTCACTAGAATAAAGTTATTACATATCCAGTAATAACCGCTTGTCATATACTCTAATCTTTAAAAACTTTTAAAATGACTAAAAAAATAAGCACTCATAATTAATAGGAACAGACATAGGGATATGTAACGATGGTTCGAGTCCATCTGAGATGCACAATTAAAATTAATATAAACCGTTAAAAACAATTAACAAATGCCTAAAAGTAAATTGAGAACAAACAGACAAGTAGTTGCAATGGGTAGTAATCTAGGACAACGTAGGTTGACTAGAGGTGATGTAAAAATCAAAGAAGCTGCTTACAATGAAAAAGTAGAAACATATTCTAAACTATCATTAGATGATTGTAAGGAAATGTATACTGAAGGTTGTTTAGGTGGTATCTATAAAGATGCACTATTAACAGTTATTAAAAACAAGACAAACGAAGTTAAATCTAAAAAAGACATAACAGTATGAGTCAATTAATAGGAATGATTACAAGTCCTTACAATGGACAACCAGTACTAGTAATAGTACAAACTACTAATCATGGTAAAGAGTTTATTGATAGAGGTCAACCACTTGGTAAACCTAGAATTGCTAACCAACCTACTTTACGTAAGTTGACATTAAATGGTAAAATTGGTGATGTATTTAATTACATTACCAGAGAGAATTATGGTAAAAGAGATATAGTTAAAATATCTTAGTAAGTTATTAATTAAAGAAGGGTAGTTGAAATATACTACTCTTCTTTTATAAACTATTTAATTATGAAAGATAATGAATTTAAAGTAGATGAGTGGGTATGGTGTGATACTAAAGAATATAATGACCATCGTAAATCTAAAGATAGACCTATATTTCAAGTAAAAGAAGTAGGTCATAGGTATTTAAGAGCTGAAATAAAAGATGGTTGTGGTGTACACCATGAAAATTGCAGACTTGCAACGCCAACTGAAATAGCTGAGTATAAGTTAAAGAATCGTATTAGTGTAGAAGCTACTAAAAATAATGATTTTGTAGATGGTAAATGGTATAATGTATTTGCATATCACCCAGGAGTTCCTTACATTATAAAATATAACAGTAATAACTTTGATAATATTGAGTATATATCTATTGGTGTACATAGAGGTTTAGGAGGATTTAATAATGTTAAATTAGTATCTGAAATATCTTTAGAAGAAATTCAACAGTATTTACCAGAAGGGCATGTAGATTTGATAGTTAAACCTGTAATTGAAGACACAATTCCTCAAAAAGGTAGTTATATTGAGTTTATAGTTGATTATACATCAGGTAATTGTGAACTAGGCGTTATCTACAAAGTTCAATATATCATGAGTACGTTTGAAGATATTCATGGTGGAAATAATCATTGTTGTTCTCATGGCGATTGGAAAAATTATTACAAGGTATCTACGCAAGAAGCATTTGAAGCTCAAGCTAAACCTGTTAATGTTATTCCTGAGTATGTTGAGTGTATTAAAGGTAATGGAGGAAAATCTTATAATACTGTAGGTACTGTGTATAAAGTAGATAGTTATGATAAAGCTACACAATGTATAGTAATAAATGGGAAAATTATTGCATCTATTAATTTTGAAAACCCTATTAGCGGTAATACTACAGATTATAAAATTTCTACAAAAGCAGCATATGACGCATATTACGCATATGACGAACAGTTAAAACGTTTTATTGCAGCACCTGTTGTTGAAGAATGGTCTGTTGGTACTTATGTAGTATTTCTTAAAGATTATGGTGGGCATCCTAAAGGAACTGTTGATACTATTGAAAATAAAGGTACTGATATTATTTCATGTTCATTAAGATTTGAAGGTGGTACTATTCCTTGTAATCAATATAGAGATAGTCTTAAATGGTTTGCTACTAAAGTTGAAGCTGAAGAGTTTGCTAAAACAATTACAGGAATTAAACCTAAAGAAGAAAAGATGTTAGTATTTGGTAAATATGAAATAGGTACTATTGTGGTTAGCCTTGAAGATGTTATTAATTGTAGAAAAAATGGTGATATCTATAAAGTGTTTTTAAAATCTAGCAGCAATAATCTTGTATATACTGAAAAAGGATACACTAGTTATAGTAAACCTTCTCAATGGAGAGCAGCTACAACAGATGAAATAGAAGCGTATAAAAATGGTATAACTAATATTAATCAAATTAAAATTAAAACAAATGAAGAAGATTTAACTGGTAGGTATTTAAAAGCACTTGTAAATAAACCTAACCGTGCAAAGGTTGATATAGGGAGATATGTATTAATTACTGAGAACAATAATAAAATTCAAGATATTTATGGAGCTTGGGTTTACAGAAATTCTGATATAGGTACATTATGGGAACTTATGCCTGTTGGTTTTTCACCTAATACTTCTAAAACAATGAATAAAGAAAAGTTATTAGCTGAAGCTAAAAGACGTTATCCTGTTGGGTGTGAATTTAGACCTGCACATGTAAACAATGAAGATATACATACTGTATTGTCACATGATTTAGAAAATCCTAGCGAGTTTCCCAAACACTTATCTTTTAAATCTAAAAAAGGTGAATATGGTTGGGTATCTAATGTATATAGTAATGGTAAATGGGCTGAGATAATTAGTATGCCAGAGGTTAAAGATGATTACAAATTAACTTCAGATGGTATTGTATGTGCTCCAGAAAGTGATTACGTAATGGGTGTAGATTCATGTTTACTTTTATTAGCTAAAGAAGCTTATAGTCGTTCATTTAATACAAATACAATAGGTTATTGGTTACAACAGTTACCAGACCCTATTCGTATGTCAGCTTTTACAAATCATTTTAAACATCCTATAGGTAAGTATAATTTAAATGCAAGAGCTGATGGTATACATTCTGCATTACATCGTGCTTTCTTTTGGACAGATTCTTTAAAAGGTCATAATTATTGGTATGATATTGCAAATGGTAGTTATAATCAAGAAAAACCATTAGTAATAAATTACGGAATAGGTTGTAGTCCTTTTTATAATCCAAAAACTACATGGGTTGAAAAAGAAAATAATTTATTATCATTTGATGATGAATTAATTTTTATTGATAAACCTAAGAAAGTAACATCAATAAAAACACAATTATTAGTATTAGAAGAGTAAACAATAAATAATAACAATTAAAAACAAAAAACAAAATGTCAAAATTAAATTCATTCGTAAAACAATTCGTAGCATTAGTAGAAGGTGACGATTCAGGAGTAAAAGCTCAAAAAGCATTTCGTAGTGCTGATTCAGCATTGAAAGTACAAATTGCTTCTCAAAAAGGGGATGTCATTAAACTAGAAGATGATGTAGAAAACGCAATTGAAGTGCTTGATAAAGCTAAAGTTAATGGTGGTAATCAAATTGCTGATAGAGATTATTATGTAGAACAATTGGTTGCTGCTAAGAATCGTGTACTTCTAGCTGAAAAAGCTTTGAAAGACCATAACAATAAACTTACTTTCCTAGAGGAAACTCTAGCTAGTTTGAGTGCATAATAATTTATAAATTCAACTAATAAACCTTTTGTAAACAATAAAGGAACTTGCTCAAGTATAATCTGGAAACACCGTTTATTGCTGATTTATCAGTATCAAGGAAGAAGGACATACGTAGCTCATGCCGTAAGGAGAGATTAAAATGTAGTAAGTTGAATATAATGATAATAGCCTGAAGCGTAAAGGATCGAAGACAGGTAAGTTTGATTAAGGTTATGAGTAATAACTATCAACCACTAAACCTCTAAATCGTATGTTAGCAATTTGCTTTGCTAGTTTCCAAATGGGGTAATCTTAAATAGAAACTAGTTTTTTAAAGATATGAATAGAAAATGGAAAAGTCCTACTACTAATGGACATGGTAAAAATACTAAATTATATTTAGTATGGAAATCTATTAAAAATAGATGTTTAAACCTTAAAAATTTAGATTATAAGAATTATGGGGGTAGAGGCATTACTATTTGTCAAGAATGGTTGAATTATGATAATTTTTATAGTTGGATTATTAATTCTAATTATAAAGAAGGTTTACAAATAGATAGACAAAATAATGAGTTAGGTTATTATCCTGAAAATTGTAAATTTGTAACTAGAAGTGCGAATCAATTAAACAAAAGAGCTTCTGGTAAAATTTTAGTAAAAGGAGTACATAAACATAGAAAATTAAATAAATATATTGCTTCAAAATTTATTAATGGAAAAACTAAATACATTGGTACATTTGATACAATTAAAGACGCAGAATTAGCATATATAAATTATTAGCATAGTTGGTAGTCTAGGGGTAATTTAAAACTACTGTGATATTTAAGAAGAAGCAGGATAGCGACCTGAAGATTTGAGTTATAGGGACACAGCCCTCTTAATTAGAATAACAAAAATGGACTGTACACGGGAGTATGGTGGAATGGCATACACAGCCCCACATAGGGGTAGTATCACATGGTAGACAAGAGTTAGCTAAAACCATTATAAGGATATATGTAGGTTCGATTCCTACTGCTCCCACAACAAATTAAAATTAATAAAATATGATTCAAAACATTAAAGATGTTAAAAGACCTATAGAAATTGATGAGTATTTTTTAGTACCTTGCATCACAACTATAGATGAAGATTTAATACCTAATATAACACCTGTATTATATTTAAAACATAATGATTTTGAAAATGGACAAAAAGAATATCATTATCATATAGATACTAGGTTTGTAAAACAAGGAGGAGTTATTTCTAAAGATGCTGATAGAAGTACTAGATATAGGTTTTTAAATATAGGAAGACCTAATGAAAAAGTACATGGTAAAATTGAATATTTTGTATTACCTGTTATTGATGAAAGGTTTGAATATAGTACACCTATTAATTTTATAAAAAAAAGTAAATTAAAACATAAATGTATTCATAAAGGTAAATGTCCACATAGAGGTTATGATTTATCACAAGTAAAACCTGTAAATGGAGTAATAACTTGTCCTTTACATAGTTTACAATTTAATGCTAAAACTAAAAAATTAATAAAATGACTGAAGAATTAATTACGTATGAAACAGCTATTTTAGCTAAAAAGAAGGGTTGTAATTTAAAAAGTAATAATGCTTATGCTAATTTTAATAATTCAGGAAGAGTCATACTAAGAAATAAATTTCAAATGATTATTTCAAGATGGGATATAGAAAATAAGGTTAAAGTATATTCGCAAAGTTTACTACAACGCTGGCTGAAAGAAGAACATAATATAATTATAGTTTTATTACCTAATATTAAAAAAGGCAGTATTAATGAATGGGGATATATCATAACAAGTTATGAATATCGTCACACACAAAGTAATTATTTTGAACTAAATGAAACATTCGGTACTTACGAGGAATGTTTAGAATTAGCATTACAAGAAGCACTTAAATTAATAAAATAATGTACAAAAAAGAAGTAGCGGATATAGAAGTATATCCTAATTTTTTCTTATATGTAGGACATGACGCTGAAGGAGAAGGAAAATATGAATATTCGCTACATTCTTCAGATTCAAAGAATACAATAAGAGAGTTTATAGACAGAATGAAAGATGGTATTGCTATGATAGGATTTAATAACTCTGGTTATGATTATCCTGTCATACATTACATCTTAAATAATAAAAGAGTAATTACCTTATTAAATGCTGAAGAGGTATGCGCAATGATTTACTTGTACTCTAAGAATGAATTAATTGAGTCTGATGAGAAAGTATGGATACCACCTAAAAACATCTTAGTACCCCAATTAGACCTTTATAAGTTAATGGGGTTTACGAACGCAGCACGTAGAACTTCACTCAAGGCAGTAGAAGTTGCTATGCGTATGGAGAATATAGAAGACTTACCATATTCACCAGATATGCACATTAATAAAGAACAATCTTTAGAAGTTACAGCATATTGTCATCATGATGTAAAAGCAACAAAACTTTTTTATAATGAAATACAAGGAGAAAGAGATTTACGTAAAGGATTATCTGAAACATACAATCTTGACTTATATGATGCTCCTGATATGAAAATAGGTTCTGACATAATTTTAAAAGCTATATCGGAAAAACTTAATAAACCTAAGTGGGAAGTAAATAAATTAAGAACTTTTAGAAAAGGAATAAATATATTAAATATCATATTACCTTATATAAAATTTAAAACTGTAGAATTTAATAAAGTATTAGATAAATTTCAAAGAACTATAGTTAAAGATACTAAAGGAGATTTAGAACATTCTACTGTGTTCAGAGGAATTAAATATGATTATGGTACAGGAGGATTACATGCTTGTATAAATAGTGGTACTTATAAGAATAACGACCATTGGATGATACTAGACATTGATGTAATCAGCTATTATCCGAATATAGCAATTCGTAATAAACAATACCCAGAACATTTAGGTAAAGACTTTTGTGAGGTATATGAAGATATGTTTGAAACACGTAAAACATTTGCTAAAGGAACTCCTGAAAATTATGGAATGAAGATAGCTCTTAATTCTGCTTATGGAAAAAGTAATGATGTATATTCATTTTTATATGATCCTAAATTTACAATGTTTATTACAGTAAATGGACAACTACTATTATCATTACTTACTGAGAATATATTATTAGGAACTAAAGCAGAGTTATTACAAGCTAATACAGACGGTATTAGTATCAAAGTACCACGTACAGAATATAATGCTGTTAAACAGCTTATGAAAAAATGGGAAGAACTCACATCTTTAGAATTAGAAGAAGTCGAATATAAAGCTATGTTTATATCTAATGTAAATAACTATATAGCAGTTACAACAGATGGAAAAGCTAAGTATAAAGGTTTTTATGAAATTGATAAACAGTATCATAAAAATCATTCTAATAGAATAGTATCAATAGCGATTGCTCGTAAATGCTTATTTGATATATCTCCAGAAGAAACGATAACAAATCATATGCATGTAACTGAATATGAAGATATAAATGTTAAAGCTTATGGTATATATGACTTCTGTGCATCCGTAAGAGCCAGAGGTGATGCTAAGTATAAAACTAGACATTGGACTCAAGGAGAGTACGTTATAAACGATTTGCCGAAGACTAATAGATACTTTGTAGCTAACCAAGGTGTAGAATTACTTAAAGTATTACCACCCAATATGAATGCTAAAGACTGTATTGCAGAACACAGAGAAAAATATCCTAATCAACTAGATTTATTTATGTTTGATGAAGATGTAATAGTACGTAAAGAACGAGTATCTCAAGTTGAAGCTGGTCAAAAAGTTAACATGTTTAATAGATATTATGAAGATGATTACGATTTAAATATTAAATATTACATACAAGAAGCTAACAAAATACTAAATAAATTATGAAAAAAGAAAAAAAAAGTATAAATTACCAAAAGTTTTTGCTGAAAAATGGGTAGCTGAATTACGTAGTGGAAAATACCAACAAACAACAGAAACTTTATATGATACAACTACAAATGGTTATTGTTGTATAGGTGTTTGTGTTAAAATGGAATACCCATTACATTATCTTAAAAATCATCATAACGATTATGGGATGGTTTTGGCTTCTGAAAATGAAGAAACAAAAGATCGTGATTTTACAAAAGTTATATTAAGCAAAATACCAAAAGAATTAAAAGGCTCTGCTTCTGCTAATACTCTTGTTAGCGAATTAGTACAGTTAAATGATGATATGAGATATTCTTTTGAGCAAATTGCTGATTGGATAGAAGATAATGTTGAATTTGTAAACTAAAAAATATAGAATAACTGATGAAAATACAGATAAATAAAAATAAAAACATATTCTTCTGTAGTGATCCTCATTATCATCACGCAGGATTAGTTAGAGGAACTTCTGGTTGGGAAAACACTTCTAAATGCAGACCTTTTGATACTGTCGAAGAACACAACAAAGTATTAATAGACAACATTAATAAGTCTGTTGCTAAAGACGATGTTTTATTCTGCCTTGGTGATTGGTCATTTGGAAACTATAAAACAGGTGAGCATGTTAGTAAGATTTTTGAGTTTAGAGATAATATCAAATGTAAAAATGTTCACTTGATTCTAGGTAATCATGACCAAGAAATTCGTAAGAACGCTAGTAATGTAAGAGATATATTTAGTTCAGTACAAGAATATCTTGAAATATATATAACTGAAGAATCTCCTAAAGAACGTGGTATTAAACCTATTAAGCAATTGGTAGTAATGTCTCATTACGCAATGCGGGTGTGGCACAACAGCCATAAAGGTGCTTGGATGCTTTATGGGCATTCACATGGTACTTTAGATGCTATGACACCAGAAATATCTAATCCTCAATGGATTGGAGATCAGTATTATGTTAAGAACTTTAGAACTATGGATGTAGGTTTTGATACTCATAAAGAGTTTAGACCTTACTCGTATGATGAAATAAAAGATTTGATGCAAACTCGTAATGTTGAATTAGAAGTAGATCATCATGTTTGATAATCGCAGAAGAGAAGTCCAACTAATAGCTGGTCAACATTGGGAAGATAGTGGTTGTTTATCAACTGTCGAAATTGCGACTAGCATCGGTAAAACATGGATTTCATTAGATGCAATGTTAAAGCAAGAAAAAGGATGTAAAGTTCTTTTTCTTGCTGAGACAACTCAACGTGAGAAAGATTTATATGATGATATAGCTAAGTATGATGAAATATTTGGTACTGATATATTAAATCATGTAGAACTTGAGTTTGCATGTTATCAATCTGCGTTTAGATGGTCTAATAGACATTTTAATTTAGTAATTGCAGATGAAATACATTCAGCATGTACTTTAACATATGGTATATTTTTTTACAACAATACTTATGATAAATTACTAGGTTTAAGTGCTACATTGCGTTCTAAAAAGAAATACCTTATTGGTACAGAAGAATATACTAAGATGAGTTTGTTAAATCAAATTGCTCCTGTATGCTATGTGTATGATATAGGTGATGCACAGCAAGATAAAGCTAGTAGAGAATTAAACATACATATAATATATCATAATCTTGATAAGGTTACTAGAAGTATATTATCAGGTACTAAAAAGAAACCTTTCTACACTACAGAAGCATTACAGTATAGATATATCAATGATAAATGTACTGAATGTCAATTAGGTGGTAAGTTTAAGTTAGGACGTATGTTTATAGCTAAAAGAGCTAATATGCTTTATAGCTTACCTTCTAAAATAAAACTTACTAAAGATTTACTTACAAAAGTAAAAGGTAAATCAATTCTCTTTGGTAATCATATAGATAGCTTAGAGCTAATTACTCCTAATGTTGTAAGGTCTAATAGAGCTAAAGAAAGTAAGAAGCTTAGAGATGCTTTAAATAATCAAATACGTGAAGATTTTGATAATGACAAGATAGATGTAATAGCATCCTTTAATATGTTAGTTCAAGGAGCTAATTTAAATAAAGTTGATAATGTAATACTTATGAGTTATTACTCAGAGCATGGTAGATTTATTCAACAAGCAGGTAGATTACGTAAGAACGATAATAAAATAGGTAATGTGTATATAATTGTAACTAATGATACTCAAGAAGAATCATGGTATGAATCATTTAGTTCACAAATACCTATGGAAGAGTTTAATGTAATGTATTATAATAATATTAATGAAATAAAATTTGAATAATGGATATAGAAACTATAGTTAGAACACGATATAAATATACTAAAGAAATATATTCATATTCTTATTATATTTGTAAAGATGGTATTTTTACCTTAGAATTTGAAGATGGTGATTATAAATTTAACAGTAAACACTTTATTTCTCAAGGAAATACACATTTTCATCACACTAGTAATTGTATATCAGGACTTGAAATATTAGACGAGTGGTATGAAATTGTTGATAAATTACCAGATAATTTAATTAAATAAATAATGCCAACATACGATTATAAATGCCTTAAATGTGGTAAAGAAGTAGAGAAGATTCATGGTATACATGATACACCAAGTTATGTGTGTTGTGATAGTGCTATGAAAAAAGTTATATTAACAGCACCTAGTGTACATGGTGCTAGTACAGGTGGTAGAAAAGCAAATACTTAATAATAAAATAAACAAATATGGGAAAATTTAAAAGAAAAGCTAAGAAGAAAGTTAAATTAATAGTTTACAGTAGGTCAAGTGGTATTCTTCAAAAAGACCTCATATTTGAAACTAACGAAGAGATTGCTGCATATTTGTGTGAATTAAGAAGAATGCATGATAAAGAAGCAGAGTATATTGCAAATAACTTAGGATTAATATATTAAAGTATGAAAGAATTAGAATTTCACGGTTTTCCTAAAATGGGAAGATTAAATAGAGATATTATCATTACTGAAAAAATAGATGGTACTAACGCTCAAATACTTATTACAGAAGATGGTGATATTATTGCTGGTAGTAGAACACGTTGGATTACACCACAAGATGATAATCATGGTTTTGCAAAATGGGTAGAAGGTAATAAAGATACTATACTACAATTAGGTGTAGGTCGTCATTTTGGTGAATGGTGGGGAAGCGGAATACAAAGAGGTTACGGATTGTCTAAAGGTGAAAAAAGACTTTCTTTGTTTAATACTGTAAGATGGTGTGAACATGGTAAAACTCCTTTGTTAGTACCTAAAGCAGATTTACGTGTTATAAAATATCAAGATGTATTACCAGAAGGTATTAATACAGTTCCTATATTATATAAAGGAATGTTTAATAGTTTAGCTATTGATAATACATTAGATATACTTAAAATAACAGGTAGTTATGCTGTAGAAGGTTTTATGAATCCTGAAGGTATAGTAGTATTTCACACAGCAGGTAATGTTGGGTTTAAAGTTACTATTAAAGATGATGAGATTCCTAAATCAATGAGTAAACAATAAATTAAAAAAAATGAAATATTTAACAAGTATAAATAGAATTATAAATAAGTTTGTTGCTGTAGCAGCAGGAGCTATAGCTGGTTCTTTATGGATAAGAAAAACAGACAATTGGGAAATTTATTTACCAATAGTTTTATTATTAATAAGTCTTAAATTTATTTTAGATGAAATTAAAGTAAAACAATAAAAAATGATAGGTGTAGATGAAGAAAGATTGAGAGGAGAGGGAGTTACACCAAATGAAGCATTTTATTTATATTCACTAAAGAATATAGAAAATATACCATTAGGTAAAATGTCCAATATAAGTTTTTTAAAAGAATTTGATTATTTAGATTCTGAAGGAGTACTTACAGAAAAGAGTATAAAGTTTCTTAGTGAAACTTTTATGAAAATTACAATTAAGAAAACAGTAACACAATCTGATGTTAAAGATTTAACAGAGAAATTTAGAGAGTTATTCCCAGCAAAAATAAAGTCTGGTGGTATACCTGTAAAGAGTAACTTAGATAATCTTATAGCTAAGATGATAACTTTTAAAAGTAAACATCCTAAAATAACTGATGAAATTATACTAGCTGCAACAGCTAAGTATGTTGAAAGTAAACGAAAAGAAGGATACGCTTTTATGAGTACTGCTGAGTATATGATTAGTAAAAACAGTACATCACTACTAGCAACATTATGTGATGCATACGAAGAAGATAGTAAAAATGGAGGAACAGAAGAAGTTAAATGGGGAAGGAGTATTTTATAAAGCACTTAAAGAAATTGAGCATCGTCAAGAACGTGCTGCTTTAGGTAATGTAAATTGTATACCTCTACCATTTGACCGAACTGCTCAATTTCATCCAGGAGTTGAAAAAGGTACTTATGCAATAATTACAGCATCATCAGGAGTAGCTAAATCAAAGTTTACTAGATTTCTATATGTAATAAATTCATATGAGTTTATTAAGAATAATCCAGAAACTGATGTTAGATTAAAAATATTCTTTTTTTCTCTTGAAGAAAATAAAGAAAAGTTTATGATGTCAATTATATCCTATTGGTTATATACAAAACACCACAGGAGAGTCTCTATTAAACAATTAAGATCTGTTGGTAAAGTAGGTTCATTTTTATCCCAAGAGATATTAGAATTAATTAAACAAGGAGAAGAATATTTTGCAGACCTTGAAAAGTATGTTACTATAATCGACAATGTGAAAAATCCTACGGGTATTTTCAAAATAATGAAAGATTATAATGAACGTAAAGGACATTGGACTTATAAAAAAGTATTAATATCTGAAGTAATAACTTCTGTTAAAGATATATTTATACCAGATGATCCAGAGCTATATATAATGTGCATTATTGACCACATAAGTCTGTTACATACAGAAAAACAAGATGGTCAAATGCTTAATTTACATCAAACAATTAGTTTGTTTAGTAGTAGATATGCTTTAGAATTACGTGATAAATATAATAATATTATAGTTGTAGTTCAACAACAATCGGCTGAGTCTGAGAAAAAACAGTTTACATTTAAAGGAGGTTCTATTGATGAAAAGTTGTTACCTTCATTAGCTGGTTTAGGAGATAATAAATTAACTGCTAGAGATGCTGATGATGTATTTGGATTATTTGCTCCTGATAGGTATCAAATAGAAGAATGTGAAGGTTATGATATTACTAGATTACAAGATCATTTTAGGTTATTACTTAAATTAAAAGGTAGAGATGGTGAATCTAACATTAGAACACCATTGTATTTTGACGGTGCTTGTAATATTTTTAAGGAATTACCATCATCAAATGACCCAGAAATGATTCATGTTTACAATAGAGTAAAAGAAATATATAACAATTAAAGAATGAGTGAAGAGAAAAAGAAGATAAGAACTATTTGTGTAGATACGTTGACTGCGTTGCAAGATAATCAATACGCTAGTGATAAAAAGAAACCTGGGCATGACCAATGGTTCGATTACGGAATTTCAATATTTGATTTTATGACACAGCTTCAAAATTTAGGTTTTGAGACTGTTTTAATACTTGGAAGTCCTGGTACTGGAAAATCATTTGGTATGAAAACATTACCTACAGATACTAATATATGGTTCAATGCAGACAATAAAAATCCAACTTGGAAAGGTGGCAGAGAAGTTTATGGTAAAAAAAATACCCCTAAAATGCCTTATCATGTAGTACCTAAAGAATATAAAGATATCATTAGTCATATTAAAATGGGTATTGATAAAGGTATGTTTGAAGACGATAAGATTGCATTTATTACAGGGCATACAGAAACTTATAAAGAAGGTAATGAATCTAAAGTTAGATTGAAAACTCTAGGTAAGTTAGCCAACAGTAAAATGCAAATTGAAGGTAAGCTTGAAATGGTATTATATACTAAAGTGACTAGAAACGAAGAATCTGGTGATCCAGAATACCTTCTTGAAACACAGAATAGTGGTATGAATACGGCAAGAAGTAATGAAGGTTTATTAGAAGGTATGATACCAAACGATTATAACTTGATAGTTGAAAAACTATTATCGTATTAATAAAATAGTAAACAATAACAATTAAATAAATAAAAATGAACGAACAAAAAACTTTAAACATTGAAGACATTAGATTTATGTTATCTAATGGAATGACACGAAAAATTGATGATAAAAATTATAATGCAGAACTTGGGTCAATTCAAGAACATTATAATTTAAGTGCTGACCAAATAACTTTAGCATTTAGAGATGAACGATTGAAAGGTATTCGATTTAAGAAAGTAGCAATGCCAATGTTTGTACTTGATGAAGGAGAACGTACAATTGAAACTTTACCAAGAATGAATAATACAACAATTTCTACAACAGTAACTGCTACTGAAGAATTAGTAGAAGGTATTTTTGAAACAGAAGAAGTAGAATTTTAATAAACGATAGTACAATAATTAATTTAAAATAGAAAAGAATGCAAGTAAGAGATGGAAGTGAGAATGTAATTGGTGAGAAGGAACTCTTTACTGGTGCTAATACTTTTGAAGTAGTAGCTATTGCACCTACAGTTGAGGAAATGTCTAGTGTACTAGGTTTTAAAGAGCCTAAAGCACCAACAATTCCTGTAGGAGCAGATGATGATGGTAATGTACGAGTACGTATTGACTTTTGGTTGAGACAGCCTGAAGCTGAAGTGACCGAGAAAAAATCATTCTTTATTACAAGAGCAAAGCGTGTTTCAACAAATACAGGGACTACGCAACACATTAATTCTGTTGCACAAACAGGTTGGTGGAAAGAAGGAGAAACAATTCCTTCAAATTATACCTCATGGTATAATACAGAAGGTGTACGTCCTGCTTATCAAGGAGAAGAAGAGTTTATTCAATTTATGCAAGCTTACTTGAATCATAAAGGTGGTAAAACTGGTGATAAATTTGGTTTAAAAGATTGGGATGCTATCTTTAATGGAGATTTTAGTGAGCTTCAAGGATATATGAGAGCTGCTCAAAAGACTGGCAACCGAGTAGGTTTGTTAGTGGGAGTACGTACTGTAGAAGGTGAAGATGGTAAAGCAGATCGTTACTATCAATCATTCTATCGCAAACTAGTTACTCGTAGCTATCAAGATATGAATAAAGCATTTACTACTGAATTTGCTAAAGATGGTAATGAATTTAAAGATGATTACCAAAATAGCTTTGTATGGCAAAAATGGACTGTAGGAGGAACTCCTGATACTGGTGAAGCAGTAGGAACTACAACTGCTACTACAGCTAATGCTTGGTAAATAAATAAAAACAGTCTTTAATAATGATGAACGTAAGAGCATGTATTAGTACGGACATCATTCTGTCTAAAGTAAGTGAATTAGAAATTTATAAACGTTACATAGGCGATAATATAAGTATCAGAGAGATGATTCAGTCTCCTCTAAGAGGTGATGACAGAACGCCATCATTTAGACTATATTACGGCAATAACGGGAATTTAAAATTTATTGACTACGGTACAGGTATTAAAGGTGAAGTTTTTAATTTTGTACTTCTAATGTTTCCTATGTTAGATTTTGAAAGTATGTTAGAGATGGTTTGGGCTGATATGAATTGTCAGTCCATTCCATCACTATATATACCTAAGAAACATATAGTACGTAAACAACGTGCGTTTCCTGAAATAAAAATACAACGTAGGAAAGCTAATACTGAAGACGTACAATGGTGGCAATCATGGGGAATATCTACTGGAACTTTAAATAAATTTCGAGTTGTACCTATATCAAGATTTCATATGAGTAATTATGGATGGTGGACGTGTAATACACCAAGCTATGCATACAATTTACTTAACGAATGGAAGATATACAGACCCCATGAAGAGGAAATGAGGTTCATATCAGGAGGTATGACATTACAAGGGTATGATTTATTACCTGAAAAAGGTGAATTATGTATCATACAAAAGTCTTATAAAGACGTAATGTTACTGAATGAATTTAATATAACAGCGTTTGCACCACAAGCAGAATCAATTGATGTACCAGAACCTATAATGGAAGATATATTAAGTCGTTTTAATCGTGTACTAATATGGGGTGACCCTGATGCTTCAGGAGAAGCTTTTGTACAACGTCACAGCGATAAGTATGGAATAAGTGGGATATTCAACGATGATGATACTAAAGATGTGACAGACCATTGTAAAAAATATGGTAAAGAGAGTACAAATGAATTAATAATTAGATCTTTAAGTAGATGAGAGGAGAGAGATATGACAATAAAGAGAGGTGGTTCACGCAATCGTTCGGCTGGTAATAATTTTGAACTCTATTGTGGGAAATTACTTAAAGAGTTTTATCCTAAATGTGTAACTTCAAGAGCAGAAAGTAGAAATAGAGATAACCAAAAGGTTGATTTATGTTATACAGGTTTCTTGAATGTACAATGTAAAAATTATTCTAAGATACTAAAGTATCCTGAAATTATAGATGAAATGCCAATCGAAGAGGGTCAAATGAATGTCATATTTGACAGACAGACCAGAAAAGCAGACAATGGTAGATTTATGAAACGGGGAGAATATGTACACATGCATTTGGAAGATTTTTTAGAACTAATACGTAAAACATGTTTAAAATAGTAATGGTAATGATGATTTTATCATTTCATAGAGTTAATAAAATGTCTAAACCTGTGACTGTAACAGCAACGGTATATCAGGCAACACCTGCACAATGTAATGAGGATTACCTCACTACCGCGTTTGGGTATAAAATTAACTCTGATGATGCATTAGCACATAAATATATAGCAGTAAGTCGAGATTTAGAATTACACTTTAAAGGTGGAGATTCTGTTTTGATAGAAGGTACTAATGTATATGATGGTAAATGGATTATCGCTGATAGAATGAATAAGAGATGGGCAAATAAAATTGACTTTCTTGTTAATCATGATTCTTATATAGATAAATTTGAAAACGTACAAATAACAAAACTATAATGTTTGGTAATGATTTATCAGAGGAAACACTCGATAGTCTTGAGAAAGTTTTATCATTGACACGAGAAAGACTCGAAACGTCAAATGTAAAACAAATAAGATTAGAAATTGAAGCTCTGTATGATATGGGTGAATCCAATATTTTGGGAGGAGCAATGAACCTTAGTGTATTGGAAGAAGAAGTAGATTTCTTTTCTGATATACAAGATGGATACAATAATTTTATGCAAGAATACACAAGTTTTCTTGACAAATAACAATAACAATTAAATATAAAAACAAATGAGTAACGTACATATTAAAGCAAATGGAGGAGCACCTGTAACACTCGAAAGCTGGACTGGTAGAACTTTTGATGATTTAAAAGCAGCTACACCTACTGTAAATTATGCAGGATGTAGAGTAGTAATCCGTGGTACACAGACAGACCTCGTAGATGGGGATGCACTTATTCCTAACGATGCAGATGATGTTTATATCTTTGTAACACCTGCTAAAATGAATGCTGGTGCTTCTGAGTATGCAGCAAACTTAGCTTATGCAAAAGAACAGTATCATACTTCTGATGAAGGTGCTGCACATTTTGCAAAATACAATTCTCAAAGTGCTGATGTACTTGCAGAGCTTGTAAATAGCTTTCAAGAAAAATCAGACGATGAAGTGTCTACATTAGGAGATGCTCTTGATGGAGTTTATGCAGCATTAGACGTATTGGTAGATGCTTTGAGTAATCAATCACTTGCTGTAATTGGTGGTGTAAGTCTTACACAATTGAATGCTGAGTTTGATGCTCTTGTTGTAAAGACAAAAACTCTTTGCGGTAAATAATAATTGAGGAATAGAGAGAGGTGTGACATAAAGTTACACTTCTCTTTATATTTCTTCATAACTAAACATCATATGATATTTAAACTTAACATTGAAGAAAATGAGTTATACTTCTCATTTAAAAGTAATACAGGTTATTTTACTAAAGATGCTAAATCTGATGTAATACCTACTAAAAAAGTATACAGTCAAACTGGTAAATATAAAGAGTTATACAAAGTACTTAACAAAGTATTTAATGAGTATCATTTTGCGTATGAAAATGTAGATAATATTGATATTCAATTTACATTAACTGGTCAGTATCACGTACTTACTTATTATGGAGATGTGGAGGTTTTTAATAGTAAAGATGAAAAACATTTTATTAAAGGTGTATATACTAAATTTACTTTAAATTATCATAAAATTGATAATAAATATTATCTTAAACATTTTAAAATGTTTAGAGATAATTACACTGCTTTTGAATTAAAAGAAGGTTATTTGTTTAGTCATTGTATACCAAATGAAAGTAGTGTTATAGAAGATATGATTTATATAGCAAATACCCATTGTAAATTTCAAGATATGTGTTTAGGTTCTTCTGAACTAGCTCATATTACAGATACTTACAAATTTTTAAAAAACATTGATTTTACTGATTTATTTTTAATAATTGATAGTTTTATTAGGTGGGAAAGTATTGAAGGAATACCTTATTGTTATATGTTTAATATTTATGGTAACTCATTAGGTATAAACTCAACCAGTAATATAATAGGTTATGAGCCTATAATTCTTAACATTTTAAGACAGTCGGGTATTAAAACTTGGTTAGATACAAATAATAATATAAAAATCGAACATGATTCTTTAGTTAATGTATGTAATAAAGTAATAGTACAAAAAAATGATTTTAATAGAGACAGTAAAAAATACGACCCCAGTAAATTAGAATATTATTCAAAACTACAATCATCATCAAAAATATCAGAAGTTTATTTTAATGATAAATATGTAGTTGTAAATTGTAAACCTACAGATGTTAATAAGTATGAACAATATATTTCTACTATATTTAAACATGTAGATAATAACATAGTATATACATTAACAAACCATATAAATGATTTACTATCTGTATATAAATTTGAAGAAGAATACGAAATTGTAAATTAAACAAATTATGAATAAAACAATAACAAAAAGTCCAGTAACAACAAAACCAACACCAGTAATTAAATACCCAGTAATTGAACTTAAAGGTAGGGGTACAGTAATAATTACTGATTATGTACAAAAGCGTATTAACATGCTTCATGAGCAAATCGGAAGTACAGAATGGTGTGCTTTTATTACTTATGATAAAGTATCTGGTAGTATTAATGATCCAGCTAATTTTATAGTTAAAATTGCTGATATTTACCCTATGGGTATTGGTTCAGAAACTTATACAGAAAGTGATAATCATGCTTCTGAATTAAGTAAAATGGACCAGAGAATACCTTCTTACTTTATGAGTAGAACAGGATTTTGCCATACTCATCATGATATGAAAACTTTCTTTTCTGGAACTGATTTACAAGAATTACATAATAATGTAGATAAGTATGATGGAGATTCATATTATTTATCTTTAATTGTAAACTTTGCAAAAGTAAATTCATGTAAAGTAGTTAAACTTGTAGACATTCCCGCTAATAAAGCAGTTTACAATGAAACTGGTACGGAGCATACTATGGAATTTCCAGCAGAAAAAGTTATGATTATGTTTGACCTTGATGTTAAAATTGAAGAAAACATTATATGGAATGATGATGTAATGCAAACTCGTATTGATGAACTTAAAGCAGAAGTTGTAGCTAATGAGGCTAAAGCAGCAGCTAAACAATTATCTTATGGTAGAGCAGGTATTACAGCATACAGAGATTGGAATGAATATGGATATGGTTACGGTAAACAAATAGCTTTAAAGCTTGCTAATAACGATAAAAAACTTAATAGAGAGTACGCCACATTTCTTAAAATGGCTTTGTCATGTAGTGATAAACCAACTAAAGAAATTGGTCAAATACTAATGGAACTTACTAAATTAAGTCCTGATGATTTTGATACTCGTTTAGATGACATTGGACAATATCTTATCACTAATTCATATGATGAGTTTGGTGAAGATTGTATGTCTGAAGGTATTAACAAATGTAAAAGTATTCTTAAAACTTACTTAGGTGTTCCAAAATGGAAATCTGAAGTAGAGCATTTAGTAGAAGTATTTGAAAACTGTGCAGAAGATTTAGTAGCTTATGAAATTAATGGTGAAATAATAATGGAATAATTATGAAAATTAAAGAATCAAGAGCACGTTATTCAAGTGTTGATTGGTTTGGTGAACTAAGAGAGGTAAGTATCGGTGGTCTAGGGACTATCGGTACTCATCTTTCATTAGATATTGCCAGAGCAGGTGACCATACATTAATTATGTATGATGATGATATAGTAGAAATAATAAATCTTTCAGGTCAATTATTTCCTAAAAGTGCAATAGGTAAAAATAAAACAGAAGCTGTTATAGACCTTATAAAGGCTTATACAGAAGCTGATGATGATAAGCTATTCCCAGTAAATCAAAAGCTTGTAGAAGGTACGTATGTAAGTACTGTATGCTTTTCATGCTTTGATAATATGATAGCACGTAAAGCTATGTTTGAACAATGGTTCAAACGTGAAGATAGGGAGTTATTTATTGATGGTCGTATGACTATTGAGAATTATGAAGTATATACTGTAACTAAAGGTAATGAAGACCGCTATAGAGAAACTCTCTTTGATGATTCTGAAATTCCACCACAGATATGTTCTTTAAAAAATACATCTCACACAGGTGCTTTAATAGGTGCTAGAATGACAGTAATGTTTACTAATCATTTAGCTAATATTAAAATGGGATTACCCATGAGAACTATACCTTTTAAATTCAGAGAAGATATGGAAATTAATCTTATAACTATAGAAGAATGAGATTTAAAGTAGTAAGTAATTCTGAAAAAGAATACTTAAAAGAACATGATTGTTTTATTAAATTACCTATTATAGAACATCAAACTATGGTTCCTTTGTATATGGCTTTATCTGGTACTAATATTATGAAAAATTATAGAAATGGTGTTAGAGCACAATCAGGTGTAATATGCAAAAAAATTAGATATTTAAAGGGGACATACATTTCTCCTTTAGTAACTTACACAATGATTTATATTGATGTTGTAGAGCATTATAAAAAATTACATGATGAAGCTGTTATTAATGGAGATTACACAATAGATATTAAAACTAAAGATACTAAAAAAATAACTTACCAGTTAAAAAATGTATCTTTAGGTTTTCAAGAACAGAATTATCTACAAAATATAATGCCTACAGTAATAGGTGATATGATTGAAGAACAATTGTATGTTAAAAAACAGTTAGAGATTAATAATTTAAAATTAGTGTGATGAGTAATTATGAAAACAATATGTTAATTGCTAAATTTATGGGTGCTACATTATCTAAGCACCCACAATTAAATAATGTTACTGTATGGGTTTCTGAAGATTTTTGGGCATTAAATAACCAGTTAAATTTTAAATATAATTTAAAATTTGACACTGATTGGAATTGGTTAATGGAGGTTGTTGATAAAATAAAAAGATTAGACGTTGCTGTACAGTTAATATCTAATAAAAATTGTTGTATACATAATTTTGGTCAAGGATACGATTATAATTTTAATTATCAATTTGAAAAAGATTTTACTCCTGTATACAAAGCAATAATAAATTTTATACAGTGGCATAATGAAAATAATAAATAAATGAACTCTTGGAGATTTAACTCAACAGCAAGCTCCCATTATGGTAGGGCAATTACTAAAAGTTTAAATATTCCTTTTAGAGATGTTTATAAAACTGTAAAAACTATTAGTAATGATGGTATTATTGAAACTAAAGATGGTAAGAAATACCAACTTGAATTAAAAGAAATAAAAAATGAATAGAAAAGAATATTTTGCAACAAGTGCTATATCGCGTAGTCTCCTTATGGAGCTACGTAAGCATCCGTTGTTAGCAAAAAAAATGATTGAATTTGGTATGAATGAAGAAAGTGATGCATTACGATTAGGTGATGCATTTGATTGTATGATGTTTGATTCTCAAGAGATTGTAGATGAAAGATTTCATATAATGCAATTAACTAACCCACATACTAATGGTGCTACTAATTTAGGTAAATTTATAAATGTATGTATTGATAATATACAAGGTATTGTAATAGATCAAATTAGTTATTCTGATTTGTATAGCTTTGCTTATGATGAAGCTGGCATTAAAAATCCTAAAAAAGATACATTTATTGAAGAATTTACAGATTCAGTAGGTGAAAGATACTTAGATGAATATGGTAAATCTATTGGTAAAATTGTATTAGAAAGAGAAGAACATGATAAGTTAGTATTGATGCAACGTATATTACGTAGTGATCCTAATTTCGGTAAGTATTTTGTAAATGATTTGGTTAAAGACCAAATGCGTTATAAAATTAGTGAGCATGAAGAAGTAATTTATCAATTAGTAGTACTCTGGGATGATTGTAAAGTAATGTTAGATATTGTATATATTAATCATGAAACCAAAACAATTAAACCTATCGACCTTAAAACAACATCAGTAAAAAATCATGACGTACAACCAACGATTATTAAATATGATTATATTTATCAAGCTGGTATGTATCATCTTGGTGTGTCTAATTGGAGGGATAATAATTACCCTGATTATACAGTTTCTAATTTTAGCTTTATATTTGCGGAGAAGAGTGTTACTTTTGCTCCTATTGAAATGATAGCTAGTGATACTGATTTGAATGCTGCTATTTATGGTGGTACTGATAAATTTGGCAAGTATCATTCTGGCATATTAAATTTAATAGAACAACTCAAGTGGCATCAAGAAACTGACAAATGGGAATACAGTAGACTTGTTTATGCAACTAAGGGTTTTATTATTTCTGATATATTTAGTAAAGCTTACAATGAAGTAAATCAATTAGAATGAAAATCGTAGGAAAAACAGGACGTACAATTGATATTAATTTGCTTAATTATAAAGGTATTACAGAAGTTAATTGTACTGAAAAAGAAGGACTGTTAAAAGGTATTTTACATAATGATAAAAGATTATTATGGAAAGGTGATGATTTATACACAGAAGATTTAGGATGGCATCGTATTAATATGATTAAACGTGTGGGACCAAATAACTATAAATCTACTTGTATGGAACGTACTGATACATCAATGATGTTAGTGCCTTTGTTTGGTAGTAATGAATTAGAAATGTGTTATTCGGATTTCTTTATGAATGCTTTTTTATATCATGAAGAACATGGTAATCAAGAAGGTATTATATGGATGTTAATAAAAAAACCATTAAAGATTGATATTAGATATACCAGATTAATTGATAAATTTAGAACCTCTACTAGATGTGTAAAAGAAGAACAATTAACTAATACTTTTACATTATTTACTATGAAGTTAGATGATGATTTTGTAAGAGATTACACAATGCTTACATTAAGTAAATTTTCTAAGTTATCTGAAGAAGCTAAACATTCAATATATAAATTTCATGGTTACTTAGGTCAACCAGACCATCAATTAAGATTACAATTATCTAAAAGTCTAGTGTATAAAGCTTATCTTGAAAAGAAGATAGGAGAAACAATACATAGAGATGCAGAGCTTAGAAGTACTATTGATGATGAAAGAGAAACTTTCAGAATGAGTTATATAACAGAAGATATAAGATGAATATAGAAGAAAATAATAAGCTTATTGCTGAATATGTTCAGATAGAGTATAAAGAGATACTTTATAAAACGGGCAGTAGCGGAGATAAATATTATCATATAAATGATATACCAATGTTAAATGATTCATGTCATTGTTATCCAGCAGACGAAAATGATTACCAATTTCATTTATCTTGGGATTGGTTAATGCCAGTAGTTGAGAAAATATGGAGTTATATAGATAATAGAGAATCTTTATTTTATTTTACTAATGATGATTGCGATATAGTAATGGTTTCAGATGGATTAAATAATCAAAAAGATTGTTATTTAGCAGTTGTAGAGTTTATTAACTGGTATAATAAACAACAATAATGACACAACAAGAAAGATTTATTGAACTATTTGGAATAAGTTGGTATAATCAATTAAAAGATTTTCTACATTCTGAAGAGTTTAATACTATCGGTCAAAAGCTATTACAAAGACGTAAAGAGGTAGAAGTATGTCCAGCGCAAGCAGACATCTTCAAAGCGTTCAGAAAGACACCATTTGATGAAGTAAAGGTGGTTTTGATTGGGTTACACCCTTACAAATCAGAAAGTTCAGCTACAGGCTTAGCTTTCGGTGTCGATCTGAATGTGACTGATAGATTAACAAGAAGTATTAAAAATATACATAAAAGTATAGAATCTGATTTAGGTGTATTAAATGTAGACTTTGATTATACATTAGAAGGATTAGCAGAACAAGGAGTTTTATTATTAAACTTAGGATTGACTGCTGATAGTAAAGATGTAGATAAACATGTTAAATTGTGGAAACCTTTTATGGATGTTGTGTTGAGTAAACTAAAGAAATTTGGGTATATGTATATAGATATGTCTAAAGATAGTAATCCTCCAAATGGAGTATTTACATTTGCTAACGCACATTTATGGATGCTTGAAAAAGAAGAAATTAATTGGAATATTAAAAATAAAGAATGAGTAAAGAATATACAATAATAGATGATTTTGATTGGATAGAAAAATATAAACCAAAAGAATATGATGGTGGTGGTTTAATGGATGTAGACCCTAGAGGTGATAATATGACTATTGAAGATTTTAATCAAGCTACTAAAGACCGTAAAATATGGACACTTATAGATGGTGATGGAGATTGTACAATAATTAACGATTATCATTTTGTAAACAGATTAGAACATTATTATTGTGAAGTACCTTTTAAAGAAGGTGAATTAATAGAAGTAGATTAAACAATAAATTATGAAAGAAATATTATGCAATAGAATACAAACGCCAGATGGTACTATACTTACATCTCATGATAGACATGATTTTAAAAGTTATGTTGATAAAAACGGGTATGAATATATGGTTGACGGAGGTGTATTACCATGAAAAAGATAAAATGTTAACAATTTCTTAACATTAAAAATTAGGAAGTGATGTAAAAATGTAGTATCTTTGTAGTATAAAATATAGAGATATGATAAAAGAAAAAGACATTCTAATTAGAGTTAATTCAGAATTAAAACAAAAAATCAAAAAAAAAGCTGACCAGTTAGGGTTATCAGTATCTTCTTTTGTAAGAATGATTATTATAAAAGAAGTTTGAAATGGAGAATTTTAATGTAAGAAGAATACCAACTAATTTTAAAAAAGAAATAATAGAGAATTATAATAATGGTATATCATCAAGGAAGATTGCCGAGAAATACAATTTAAAAACTATCAGTGTTCAAAAGTTTTTGAGTAAGTTAGGCTTGTTAAGATCTCCATCAGAAGCTGCTATAAAATATAAAATAGATAGTAATTTATTTGTCAATGTAGACTGTGAATGGAAAGCCTATTTTTTAGGTTGGATAGCCTCTGATGGTAATGTTTATTTAGGTTCTAGAAAACACACAATTTCTTTAACGATAGTTGAAAATGATAGACACATCTTAGATTACTTTAATATTAAAATATTTAACGGGTTTAAACCTTTAAATTATAGAAAAGCAAGATATAAAAAAGGTACAAATTATTATTGTAAACCATTATATAGATTTTCAATAGATAATAAAAAAATGTGTTACGACTTATTAAATTTAGGAGTTACTAATAATAAGAGTAATACAATTGGTGAAATTAAAATTCCTAATAAATTTATTAGACATTTTATTAGAGGAGTATTTGAAGGAGATGGGTCTATAGGTAAAAACAATTCAGGTAAAAAAGTATTATTTTTTACTAATTCATTATTATTTAAAAATTGGTTAATTCTATTGTTGAAACAAGAATTAAATATTGACCCGAAAGTTTATCAAAACGAAAAGGGATTGTTTAATATTGTATTTTACAAAAAAAAGTACATAGAACTGTTTTATAATTATATATATTCTGATTGTGAAATGTTCTTAGCAAGAAAAAAAGAAAAATTTAAATAATAAAAATGGAAAAACATTTAATAATAAACCAAAGACAGTGTACTAACTGTAATGAAATAATAATTTCTCATCATGTACATGATTATGTTACTTGTTCTTGTGGTAAAGCAATGGTTGATGGGGGTAACTCATATCAAAGATATTCTATTGATAATGAATATCCTTCAAAAGATTTATCAATATACTCAGATGCTTCTTATGAAGAAATTAGAGAAGTGCTGTATAGAGGTGGTAGAGGTAAAAATGGTACTGAAGAATTGAAGTATGTACCTCTTAATGAAATGAGTAATAATTGGGTTGAAAAATGTATTAGTTATGAAAAACTATTAAGACCTGATAATAAATACCTTAAATACTACAGACAAGAAGTAGAATACCGTAAAAAAAATAAGATATTAATTAAAGATTAAATTATGAAAGAAACAAAAATAGTACCTATGCATTCATGTGTAGCAATGTGGTTAAAAACTATCGGTCAAGAAAAACCAAATCAACCACAATTGATGGATATAAGTCTTAGAAAGTTATATACTGATATAACTAAAGAAGAAACTAATGAGTTGTATAGTGCAATAGCTGCTAATGACCTTACAGAAATATGTGATGGTATATATGATTCATTACATACAATTACACAACTTGCGTTAATGCATGGTTTAAATGTAAATGATATCACTAGAGCTGGTTATATTAGCAATATGAGTAAGTTTTGTAAAACTAGACAAGAAGCTCTTGATACAGTTATTGCTTATGAATTAGGTAAACATCCTAATAAAATGGGAGTACATATGGCTACCACATTTGAATTAGTGGGTGAATTATATGTAGTTAAAAGGATGTCAGACGGTAAAGTTATGAAATCAATTAACTTTAAAGAACCAGATTTTAGTTTTATAATTAATAGAAGAACAGATGTCAAAGAAACAACACAAGGAGCAAATATTGAAGGATAGCCTTTCTGATGGTTATAAAGACATTGAGAAAGCAGAAATAGTTGATTTAATGTATCTTAGAGAAAGATGGTATAGTGCTACTCAAGAAACTAGGAGTAATTTCGACATAACATATAAAATGGAACATGGATAAAATAAGTGAAGTTGGTAAAGATTGGAAATTATTAGAAAATGGAAAACATGCAGTATCTAATTTTGGGGACATAGCTAATATAGGGACTTTACACAAGGTTGGCTATAGAAATAGAAAAGGTACGGTTGAACCATTTTTATTAAAAGCAAGATTGAGTGCTAATACATACTATATAACTTTTAATAATCATTTAATTCATAGACTTGTAGCTAGTGAATTTGTAGATAATCCATTTAATTACACAGAAGTAAATCATAAAGATGGAAATAAAGCAAATAATCATTACTCCAATTTAGAATGGTGTACACGTTCTCAAAATGTAAAACATGCATATGATACTAATTTAAACAAAGGCGCTGTAGGAGAACTAAGCGGAAGTGCTAAATTAACTTGGGATAAAGTAGATAACATTAGGAAATTTAACAAGGAGGGAATATCTACTGAAAAACTTTCTAATCATTTTAATGTGGGTAAATCACAAATAAATAAGATAATAAGAGGAGAACAATGGAAGAGGTGAAAAAAGAAATGTTTGGGGGGGATGAACTCGCAATATCGGTTTGGCAAGGTAAGTATGCAGCAGAAGGAGAAGTTCATTACGACCAAATGCATAAAAGATTAGCAAAAGAATTTGCTAGAATTGAAAGTAGTTATTCAGACAAAGAATATACTCTTTTACAAACAGTAAGAAATCCAGATAGATTAATAGATTCTTTAAGTGATTATGGAATTGAAAGAAGTTCTTTAACGCAAGAAACTATATATGAATTATTCAAAGATTTTAAATACATTATACCGCAAGGTTCTATTATGTATGGTCTTGGTAGAAAAGATAAGTTTATTAGTTTAAGTAATTGTTTTGTAATACCATCAGCTTTAGATAGCTATGGTGGTATATTTAAAGCAGAACAAGAACAAGTGCAACTGATGAAACGTAGAGGAGGTGTTGGACAAGACATTTCTAATTTACGTCCAGAAGGAACGTCAGTAACTAATTCTGCGGGAACTTCTACTGGCGTTGTGTCATTTATGGAAAGGTTTTCTAATGGTACAAGAGAAGTAGCTCAAAACGGCAGAAGAGGTGCTTTAATGCTATCTATTGATATTAATCATCCAGATGTAGAGAAGTTTGCTACAATCAAATCTGATAGAAGTAAAGTAACAGGAGCTAATATATCAATTCGTCTTAATGATGAGTTTATGGAAGCTGTTAAGAATGATACTGATTACACTCTTAGATTTCCATGTGATATTATAGAGGAAGATTTATTTGGTTTTGATTATACATCCAAAGAAGCTTTAATTGATGCAGAATATAACACATTAAAAACTGGATTTGTAGTAGGTTCATCATTTAAAAAAATCAAAGCTAAAGAACTTTGGAATACTATTGTAACTCAAGCTAAAGAAAATGCAGAGCCAGGTTTAATGTTTTGGGATAATGTTCTTGATATGTCACCTGATAGTGTGTATCCAGAGTTTACACCTGTAAGCAGTAATCCATGTGGTGAACAATTTTTACAACCATACGATTCTTGCCGACTAATGTGTATGAATTTGTTTTCAATGGTTAAGAATCCATTTACAGATACAGCAGAAGTTGATTTTGAGTTAGTGTATAAAATTGCTTATGAACAACAACGATTGATGGATGATTTAGTAGATCTTGAAATTGAAAATGTTGAAGATATTATATGTAAGATAGAATCTGATAATCAACCTGTAGAAGTTAAAGCTACAGAACTTACTTTATGGCAGAATATATTGAAAGCTGCAAAAGCAGGTAGACGTACTGGTAGTGGTATTACTGCTTTAGCTGATATGTTAGCCGCATTAAATCTAAAGTATGATTCTGATCAAGCTTTAAAAATTGTAGAGTTAGTAATGTCTACTAAAATGCGTGGAGAATTAGATTGTACAATTGATTTATCTATATTGAGAGGTTCATTTGAAGGATTTGATGCAATAAAAGAAGGTATTGCTTTAAATGAAGAAGGATTTTACAAACCAGCTAATAGTTTTTATTTTTATTTAAGAGCTGATTTTCATGAACAATCAGTACGTATGGCTAAATATGGTAGACGTAACGTCAGCTTTTCAACAATTGCTCCTACAGGAAGTGTTTCGATTCTTACAGGTACATCATCAGGTTGTGAACCACTATTTATGCCATTTTATATGCGTAGAAAGAAAGTTAATCCATCTGATAAAGATGTAAGAGTAGATTTTGTCGATCAAAACAAAGATTCATGGCAAGAATTTCCTGTGTTACATAGTAAATTTAAAGATTGGATTAATATTGGACATCCTCATTTTGTAGAAGGTGATATACCAACAATGTCAAATGAAGATTTACAACAATGCTTTGAAGAATCTCCTTGGTATGGTAGTACAGCTAATGATATTGATTGGGTAAAAAGAGTAGAAATGCAATCTATACTCCAAAAATATACTACAAATGCAATTAGCAGTACACTTAATTTACCTGAAACAGTTACATTAGAAGAGGTTCAAAATATCTATATGAAATCATATGAACTTAAACTTAAAGGTGTTACAGTTTATGTAGAAGGAAGTCGTACAGGTGTATTAGTAAGCAATAATGAAAAGAAAACTGATACATTTGAGTATAAAGATGCTCTTAAAAGACCAGATTCACTAGAAGTTGAAATATACACTACTGTATCTAAAGGTACTAAATGGAATGTTATTATAGGATTGTATGATGGTAAACCTTATGAAGTATTTGCATTACATCATTTTACAGATATTAAAAATGGTGAATTGCTTAAACTTAAAGAAGGTAGATATGATCTTTATACAAATGGAGAATTATATTCTGAAAATATAACTTCTGAAATGACAGGTGAAGAAGCTATTATAACGAGACTTTGCAGCACTTCTTTAAGACATGGAAGTGACGTAACGTTCCTTGTAGAACAGCTTGAGAAGACTTCTGGTGACATAACTTCTTTTGGTAAGGCGTTGAGCCGTACTTTAAAGAAATATGCACGTACAGAGCGTATTATTGAAAAAGCCAAGTGTGAAAACTGTGGTGATAGCTCTAATATAGTAATGGAAGAAGGTTGTCTTAGTTGTAAAAGCTGTGGAAGTAGTAAGTGCGGAGGATAATAATTAATTAATTTCAACAGAGTGACGGAAGCGTATTTGTGCTGAATTAAGCTCTATAGCAAATATGATAAATAGACGTTAAATTGGTAATATAGTATAGAGCCACACATCTCTGCGGCAACCGTGAAGAGAGTTGAATATAACACTATAATGTAAGTATCGAATCTTACTTCTGTTGATTTTAATTAAATTAAATAAATAAATAAATGATAAAAGGAACTAAAAATCAACTTTACAATATAACTAATCATTCTCAAGGAGATACTAAGAAAATATTAACAGTATGTTCAGCAGGGTTACTAAGGTCAGCTACATTACAGAACTTTCTTATTAAAGAATATGGTTATAATGTAAGAAATTGCGGTACTGAAGAAAGTTATGCTTTAATACCTATTTCAGAAGCATTAGTATTATGGGCAGATAAAATTATATTTGTAAATAAGGAAAATTACAATACTGTAAAATTAGAACTTCATAAGTTAGGTATTCCCGAAGATAAAATTACAGTATTAGATATACCAGATATGTATAACTTTAATAATCCTGAATTATTAAAGATTATTAAAGTACAATACGAAGAAAGTTTAAATAAATGAGTGAAATAATAACAGCTAGAAAACTATTACAAGATAATCATATTAATGAAGGTTTTGAAATAGATGATGAATGTACTTACGATATAAGTGAAGAAAGTATGATTAAGTTTGCTACACAACACGTAAAAGCAGCCTTAGAGATTGCAGCAAAAGATCGGTATGTTGTTAATAGTACTGCACAACGTAGAATTGAAAACGCTTACAATTTAGATAATATAAAATGAGTAATACAACAGAACTAAAATCATTTCATTACTATGAAAATAATGAAATAGGATTTTCTAGTTTAGATACTGTTAAATCTACTAAAACACTTGAAGCTGGTGTATATGATATATCATATTTAGAGCATCCTGACAATAGAGTTTTAGTTGAATTAAACACTAATATAGAAAAACCTAAAGAGCATAATTATCCTGATAGAGATAAAATAGAATTACTATTAAAAACATTTTTTAACAAAGATGTCAAAAAAGAAATTTCAAGTTTGGGGTTTTATCACAAAGTTGGCATTTTACTTTATGGAGATGAAGGTACTGGTAAATCTACTATTATAAAAAAACTGTATTCTGAATACATTGAAAGTAATAATGTTTTAGTATTTCATATTAATTCTCAAAATTACAAAATTAAAGACTGCTGGGAATTTATAAGTAAAGTTAGAGCTATTCAAGATAATCCAATTGTTATTGTATTTGAAGAAATGGATGTGTTAATTAAACAAGATCTAGAAAGTCGTTTAAAAATGATGCTTGATGGTAATTTATCAATTGATAATTGTATTGTATTTGGTACTACTAATTACATTAGTATGATACCAGATGCTATTAAAAATAGACCATCAAGATTTAAATACTGTATCAAAATAGAAGGTATTCAATCTGAAGATGATGTATACAAAATACTTTACGCTATGATAAATAAATTACATTCTGAAAATGAAATTATTGAATTTTCTAAAGAATTAAAAGGTAAAACTTTAGATACAATTAAACAATTTGCTATTGATAAAATAATGAATATTGATTCTTATAATATTTCTAAAGATAAAAAGTTAGGTTTTTAAATTTATAAAATAATATTAGGATGAAAATAATCTCAACAAGATTGTCTAAAGTAAAAGTACCACATGATTGTTTTTTTTGTAATAATAAATTTCCTAAAGGTACTACAATGTGGAGATATACTTTAAGATATGATGGAAGATTATCTAGTGTATATGAATGTATAAATCATAAAAAAGGAGATACTTAATTGTATCTCCCTTTTTTGTTGTTCTATTATTTTGTTAGTTAGTAAAGAATTTTAATTTTTCTTCTGGATAAAACCAACTATCTACTGAATCCCACATAGGTATAGTTCTTTTAGACCATATTTTAAGTCTAGTTTGTCCTTTATGTCTACCTGATTGATATTCTCTAAGGAAAGGATCGTTATTACCTATTATAAATGGGTCTATTACTTTTACAAGATCCATTATTTTATCAATTTGATTAATAGTAGCAGATGGTGATTGTATCAAGGTAGTAATTTGTGTAGCGTTATATCCTGGCACAAAAAAACCTATTTCAGTACTTAAACGATTAGCTTGATAAGCTGTCATATTAAGTAACCAATCATCATCATCATCTCCTGCAATTGATGCGAGTAGTGTACCAGCAACCATTAATGCTACAAAATAACCTACTTCTGCTATATTACGTTTGATATTAGCTTTTTGCCAATCTTCTAATTTATCGTATGCTTCTCCTGCTGTTGCAAAAGTTAATTTAGCAGCTTGTAATTCTTTATAAAGAGATACTACAAACTTAGTACTTGTAACATACATACCTTCTATATCTTTATCAAGACTAAAATCATAATCATGACTTTGAAATCTTCTATTCCAACCTGGACGTAACCACTTACGAAATAACATAGCAGCTCTACCTTGCCAATATTTCTGTATAAGTGCTCTATCTGTTAAGTTATAAATACCATGAAGATCATTATTAACTTTTTTAAGTTTTATTTTAAAAGATTTAATATCCTTTTCAGTAAAAGGTTTACCATTTTCTTTAGTCAAACCTTCCATAAGTTTAAGACGATAATTATCTACTTCATAAGCATCATAAAAATTAATTTCATTTCCGTTCTTATCTTTAAGTTTTAAATTACTCATCATTCCTAAAGCTAAACGACCTTGAATTTGATGCTCACCTCCTTTGTTAATAATAAACATATTACTTAAACTAAACATTCTACCAAAGTTAGTTCTATCAGCATTTACTTCTTGTATTCGTTGCCCATGATCTTGAAAAACATCTAGTTCTTCAAAGACTAATCTCATTTTATTATTAGAACGTAATTTTAACATATCAATCATTAATGATGGCAATTCTCTCCAATAAGTTTTAGTAGCAAATAATAAATCTTTATGTTTAATATATTCTTTTACAAAAGCTTCTTCACGTAGCATTATATTACCAAGCATTACGTTATTAAATCCTGCATAGATATTTAATGCTAAAGAGTTCATAGCTGTATACTTAATAAGAGCATCTGCTAATTTAGAAGTATCAAAACCAAAAGTAGTACCTTGGTCATCATCTTTAAGTTCGTTATAAAAAACTGTGTTTATATATTCTTGAAATCTAAGATGACCTCTACCGCCAACAGTTTCTAATGCTGTAGTATTATTGAGCATAAATTTATCAGTTATTTTATTTATACCACCTTCTATTCCAGTTGTAGCTTTGAATACTTTTCTTACTTTAAGTACATCGCTTGTAATATTCACAATATTAATTACTTTATTATTGTTTTTGTAATTAATAGCCATATCAGCAAGTATCATCATTCCTGCTGTAAAGTCTAACGAAAGATCTTTCATATTATCAAGTTTCCTATAATGCAATATAGGAATATGTTTCATTTGAGTTTTATCTTCATTAAACGTCTTTACACCATAATCGTAGTCAGTTTCACGCTTTTCAACAGCATCTTTGTAAGATTCTTGCATAGTTCGTTTAGGATCAGTTTTAATACGTTCTATAAAGTCTTTACGTATTTGAACCATAAGCATAGAATTTACAATCTCCTCTGGAAGAGATTTTAATAAATCTTTACGTATTTTCATCATACCTTCGTAATATTTCTTTTCGGTAGGATTACTCATAATAGCTGTATATTGCTTATTACCATAAATTGATAATTTAGGTATAGCTAATTCTTTCTTATATGTTATATTTCCTGCAAAATCAGCATATTCACGTTTACTTCTCCATTCTCGAAATGTAAGCCGTACTTTAGTAAAATTATTATAAAGAGCTTTATTAGACTCTTTAAGCTCATCCATCATTTTTTTATCGACTCTATGATCTGTTTTATTGTTTGGGTACTTATCAAGTAAAGCATATAAAATATCTCTATCATGTTTAAGAGGTATTATTGATTTTATTATATTATTATATTTAGTATTAAGAAGTTCTTTTAACTTTGGTGATGTTTCTGTATTATTAGTTTCCCATACTTCCACAGCTCCCCAATAAGATGATCTTTGACTTTCAGTAAGAGCATACCATTTTTTATCACGAGTTATATACTCATCTCTTGTATTAGCTTCTGGCAATCCATATTCTTTATCTAACTTACTTGTAAATACTTTCTTAGCTTCATTAAATTGAGCTTCGTTATACTCTCCTACAATATTACCAGTAACATTACCATCTTTATCTAATTCAGCCATAAATTTAGTAGTTCTTCCTCCTGCTTCTACAAAGTTTTCATGAAGATCAATAATATCTCTATTAATATCAAGAACTTCTTTATTTGTATCTTCTTTGGTTTCTTTATATAATCTATCTATAAGTTTTATTACTGCATCATGAGAAGTACCTGCGGCATCAATATAAGTTTGTGCAAAACTAAGATCTCCTACTTTTTCACTTAATTGAGCTTCAAATAAATCTAATTCTCTTTTTAATTTTACAGGATTATTTGCTAAATTTTCCATTCCGTTAAAAATATCTTTAGCTACTGACATAAGTATAAACTTAGTATGCTTTACATAATCTTTTTTCATAGTTTTAATACCTGTATCAATAGTATCAAAAGCCTTTAGTATTTTATCATACAATTCAACATCTTCAGTAGAATTACGTTTTAGCTTTTTAACAGTAGGCATTAAATCTTCCAGTAAAGGTTCATATACTAGCATATAATCATTCATCTGTTTAAGAAGTTTAGAAAGTTGATCTAATTCATTATTATATACACCGTCTTGTATAGCTTCTTCTATAATATCAACACGTTCAATTATAAATTGTGCTTCTTCTTCCATTCTAGCTATAAAGTTGATTAATCCCATAGTAACATAATTCTTGTTATAATCATCAACATCTCTATCATCAACATCTCTTATAGCTTTTGACAATACATCACGAAGATCCCTTTCTGTAGTTGTAATTTCTTCAGTTCCTGCTTTTTTATATACATTAATTTTATTTACAATAATACTTAATGCTGATTTTAAAGTTTTAAGTTCACCTTCAAGTATTCTACTATTCTTAAAGTCTTTAGGGTCTAATTCAAATAATACATTATTTTTATTAGATACTTGTGATTCTAAGCCTTTCTTGACATTACTACTATCTTTAAGTGTTTCTTTAGCTATAGCATCAATAGAGTTCCTTATACGTGTTGTTTTAGCTTTAGAACCAAACGTAAAGAAGTCTAAGAACTTATTCCATACTTGTAACATAAGACGTTTCCAAGAAGGTTTTTCATTTTTTACATTATCACTTAAAGATAATCCTATTAATTGCCCTACAATCTCTCTACGTACTTTGTTTTCATCATTATTATACTCCTGCATATACTGCTCAGACTTTTGTTGCCAAAGCTCTGTTAAGTGTACATTTTCAATAGCAAACATAATACGTTTATCATTATGTAATGCAAATTCAATAAAATGACCTACTTCGTGTGCTAGAGTACTTTTATCAGCATGACCTTCTTTAACTGCTATAACTTTATTAAACATATCAGCTACAGCTACGGCAGTAAGTTTTTTACCTTCTTTTTGCTCGTAGTATTCAGCATACTCATTATAATTAATTAAATCAATACCTAGTTCAGATATCAATCGTGTCATAGCATCATCAATTTTAGGATCTACTGGTTGCTCAGTAGATTCTTTTTGAAAAAACGTATTACTTTTATTAAATAATACTTGTAATTTTTCCAAGTTTACATTTAAAAACAACTTATCATTTTCATAAGAAATATTTATAAAAGGAATTACTTCTACAAGACTTAACGAAACTCCTAATTTATCAACTAAATTATCTTGTATTTCTTGAATTAAACCGTTTAAATAATCAGATGTTTCAGATGTAGTATTTCTATCTCTTAATACTTCCTGTAAAGTTTTATTTACCTTTGTATTATTTATAAAACTTTTATAAATATTATCTATTATAGGTTTGTTTTTTACATAATCGTTAAAATTATACGATAATGTATTTATGTTTTTACTAGCTAAAAATTCTGTTACTTTAGCTAATGCTTTAATTGGAGATTTGGACTTGTATATTGCAGAAGTAATTATTATTTTATTCCCAGTAGAATAATTAAAAGTTTTTTTCGTGAGTAATCCTAGACTATAAAGAGTTGGAGTAGATATATCATCTAAATATAAAACACCATTGTTTACATCTTCAAATTTATCTATTCTCATTATAAAGTATTCAGCACCTTCCTCTTCTAAAATATAACTACTTTTATTTTCTGAGATTGTATAATTTACTTTATTGTCTAATTGAAACATTACATCATTACCAAATAAATCTTTATTAACTTTAGGAGTTTCTTTTACAGCAGGTTTACTATAATCAGGTGCTTTAAACCATTTAGGAGCTGTGTATTTGATTTTTTTAGCTGGTATATATCTTCTACCTTTATCATTTACTATATAATATCCATTAGCATTAGATGTAGGTTTTAAAGTATATCCAAGCTCTTTAAGTTTAGGTTTTATAATATCAACCATTAACATTTTACCAAAATAACCCGTAGTACCTATACTAAAAGTTTCTGTAAGATTTTTAAGTTTTTCAGCTTTACTTAATTTCTTTATAGGATTATCAGGAATATTAAACATCACATTTTCATCACTAAAAGAGTCAATAATATCTTCTTTAGTAGGGTAATTCTCTACACCATTTTTATCTTGCCATAAAGAAACTTTACCTGATAAAACTACAGGATGTAAGCTTGTATCTACAACAAGTTTCTTAAATTCTCTACTTTTAATGTTTACACAATTATTTGCCATAGCACTCTATAATTTTATCTTGTTCTTCTTTAGGTCTAGCATTAAACCAATCTTCTGTAATCCTAGGTATATCAAACTGTTTAAAGTTATTATTAATAGTATTTAATTGTTCTTTAGTAATATTTACTCCACTATCAGTTATAATTCCTTCTTTACTAGTTACAGTAGATGTAGGTTGTGTGGTTTCTTGTTTAACTTTATTCCAAACTCCTATTTTATGACCTTCTACAGTAATTTCAGAATATTTATATCCTTTAGTCTCTAAATTAGATTTAAGTCGTTTTTCTCCTTCATTATAAGAATTACTATCAACATAATCTTTATTATCAGTGATAATACTAGCACCTGCTTCTATAGCTTTAATAGCTTCTTTAATAGTTTTAGTTTGCTGTTCAGCTCTTAAAGTTTCATTACCTCTTTTACCACCTACAGATACAAATATTATATCATTAGGATTATAATTACCAGTATTAGCAAATTTACCAGCTTGTTTAGCATATAAACCTGTTGAGCTACCTTCAATACCTTCTGCAAATCCAATATATTGTGTAGCTATACTTGCTTTATGTACGGCTTTAGTATCAACGGATTGTATTGGTTTTACTGTGAATATATTTTTAACAGATATATCTATTTTATTATTTATTACAATAGGTTTAACAACAGGTTTAACTACTCCTCCAAAATTAATATCATCAGTATAGTCACTTACATCAACATTACTTGCAGCTACTTTAGTCAAATCTAATAGTGTTTGTTTTATAAGTTCATTATAAAATGATTCTAAGAATACACCTTTAACAGCATGCGGTAATGACATTTCTATAGTCTCATTATGTACACCTAATCTTTGTATCTCACGATATACTATTTGATTTTTAATACCTTCTATAAACTGACTCTTCTTCATGAGTATCATTTCAGTTTTATTACCTTCTTGAATAGGTACTTTAATAAAATCTACTCGTTTAAGACTAGGGTTTTTATTCATAAGAGCTAATTCTTTTGGGTTTTTAGCAGATGCTGTATAAATAGGGTTTGTACTTTTCATCATTAATTGTGGTAAATCTCCAACAGTTAATGATCTATTGCCTTTTTCACCTAATAGCTCATATTCTTGTATTTCATCTAATCTAAGCATTGGTACTGAATACATAGTCCTATACTTATTTCTTACTATTTGGGTTACAATTTCCATCTTTTGCTCTGGAGTAAAAGTTTCACTATCAAAGTTTTTTTGTAAGTGACCTGTAAAAGTAACACCTTTATCATCTACAAGTTCAGACATATATGTTATTGGTACAAGGTCTTTAAATGTAGATTTACCAAATGTAAATCCTGTACTAAAGAATGCATACTTATCTAAATCTTTAGCAATTTGAACTTCTTCTGGTTTACTAGAATATAACATTTCTTGCCATACATTTCTTAATTCGTCTTGATGATCTCTATCTTTACCTAAACGATTAAATAATATACTTGCTACTCTTTTATCACCTTTAATTTCACCAGTTTCTTTATCGTATTTTACATTTACAACTATAAAATTTCTCATAAATATTGAAAAAGCTCCTTCAGGATTAGCTTTATTATAAGCTGTAATTCTACTAGGTAATTCAGACATTACACGTTTCATTTCAGAATGTGTGTATGTTTGAAAGTCAGTAGCAAATGATGTCATAGTCATTCTATAAAGATCATTCATTTCTTCAGGAGTTAATCCGTCTTCTGAATAACTATTAAATAAATCTATAATTTCTTTAAATATACCATTATCTTTAGCATAAGGTGAACCTGTAGCTTTCAAATAATCATTTTTAACTGGTTTAACACCTAAGTTATAAAAGCCAGCTACATAAGGTATTTTACCTCCCTCAAAAAACTCTTTAAAACCTATAATAACATCTGAATAAGATTCAGCTATTTCTACTTTTCTAGCAAGTACTTCAGTATGTGCTATAGAGCCTGTAGGAGCATTAGTAAGTGAATCATAACGCATACCTCCCATAGTTTTAGCAAGTGCGTTAGCTTTCTCTAAAGTCTCACTAAAGAGTATTAATACTTCATTTTGTACGTACAATTCATTTTCTGTAAGTTCAGATAACTTCTTACCTTCAGTTTTAATAGAATCTCCTAATGAACCTGTATATCGTTTAGCACCATCTTTATTAAAACTTACATTTAAAGTTAATGTATTTTGAGCACCTTTTTCGTGAAATGCGTTAAACTCATTAAATTTACGTTTAGACATTTCTTCACGTAATTCAGCTTTAAGTCTAATTACAGCTTCCTTTTTACTGTCTTTACCTGTAAGAGCTTGTTCATATCGTGTAAACTTACGTAATATAGGATTAGCTATAAAAGCTACTGATGTATCAATATCAACACCTGTACGTTGCATAGCTATTACTACATCTATCGTAACAGTAGTTATATTTAAAAATGATGATAATGGGTCTTTAGCATTATCTACTGTAAAAGCAGAACCTTCTGCTAAGTTTTTACCTATTCTAGCTCCATCTTTGTTTTTCTCATTAGACAATGATGATTCATTATAACCATTAATCTTAATAGAATCTCTAAAATAGAAATCTCCATGTATCATTAAAGAGTGATTAGATGTGTGATTAGCTGTTATACCAATAAGTTTTAAACCTGTCATATTACGTTCAAATACTTCTCTACCTGTAGATAATCTAAGAATATTAAGATCTTTTTTAGTATTACTTGGTTGATTAAATAATACAGCATCTTTAGCACTTTTGTAAGTATCAAAGTTACCAACTGATAATTGTTGTTGCATAGTATATTCACTTGATAATACAGCCCAAGCAATATCAATTATCATATTATCACGAGATTCTTTAGTTTCTGGTCCAGATACTACAGCTTTAATTTCAGTTTCTTTTCTAAAACTACCAGCTTCATCATCCCACTCTAATTCATTACGTTTAGCATAATCAATACGCCCTCTCTCAGGATCATAACCAGATATATTAGACTTAGTAAAAGTTCTACCAGTTTTAGTATTTATTTGAGGAGTATTATCAGCAGTTTCCCACTTAGCATATTCATCAGGTAATAATTCACCTTCAGCTTTTTCAAGATTATATAGTAATCCATAAAGTTTATCAATATCAAAATCCAATCCTGCAATAGTAGTAATTTCATCAGGTAGAATAATCATTCCTGAAGGTGTATAACCTATTACTTTAATGTGAAACATTGAATAATAACTTTCTGTAGGAATACGATAAAATATACCCATAAGTAGTTTTTGATCTACTTTATTAAGTCTTTCAATATCTATAGTACCATCACTATTCATATACTTTTGAATAACACGTTTAGATGTTATAGGCATAATTGCCTCAAAGTAATTAATACTTTTATCTTCGTTAAACTTTATTTCAGGCTTTCTAAGACCTTTATCGTTAGTTTTTTCAAGTCCATGAGATGAAGCATTATATAATGAAGCTCCATTGATAGGTTGTTTAGTTATACCATTCTTATAGAATGAATTAAACATCTTCTCAACCATATCAACAATTGTAGGATGCCACAATGGTAATACAGTTTTAGTTTTAGAATCATCTAACCAATCAAGTGCTTCTAATAAATAATCACCATATTCTTTATCTTTAATTTCTTCTCTAAGACGATTTACAAACTTTTCTTTATTAAATGTACCACTTTCATCGTGCCATTCAGCTTTAAGTTTATCAGCAGATGCTTGTAAGTTAAGTTGTATATATTCTTGATATTGATTAAATAAATCTTTACCTGTAATACTTGTACCATCTGGATAAAAATAATCTTTATCCATTTCAATACCTTGCATTAATAGTTTTCTAAATTGACTGCCATATAAATTCTTAGCATCTAAATGGTGTTGTGGAGTAGCCATCTGAATACTGTAATCAGCATTAGAGAATGTATGTTTATTAAGATTAGTTACTTCATTGATATTACCAAGTACATCATATTGCCCTACTTTAACAGCAGAAGTGTACATTAAAGCATCAATTACACGCTTTTTAGTATCAAATGTAAAACTACCATCTTTCTTAAATGTATAACCCATTTTTTCAAGAATAGCTTGCATTTGAGGATTACCTTTAGCCATTTGTGGTAAAAGTAAAAATTCAGCATTCTTATGTTGAAATGGTATTATTAAGTTATTATCTTTATTGATATTAACTTTAGTATGTCCATATACAAAAGGTTTAATAGGATTCATAATTATAGCAGCATTAGCAGGTATTGACTTACCTTCCATAATACTGTTATAAATATCATTATGAGCATCTGTCCATTGTTCAGTACCTAAATATATCTCTCTAAGTCTGAATATATCAATCCAAGTAGCCGCATCAGTATTATTAAGACCATCACCTTTAGTACCAAGACCAAAAGCAGCTCTTACATTTTTATTAGCTTCTCCAGGAAATGTTTTTTCAATAATAGCTTTATGTTCAGTAACTATTTTATTTTGTTCAGTAGCATCTCTTACATAAGCAATATGGTATTCAGGTCTTACATTTACTCCATTAAATGTATTATTAATATCAACACCTAAACGCTCACCAGGTGAATATATTTGTTTAACACGTTTAAATACATCTTCCATATTAACATTACCTTTACCTTTGTAATAAGCAATATCACCTGTAAAAACAGTCATTAATTGAAAGTTCATATACATACTATTGTATATATATTTTTCAAGATTATTAGTATTTTTAAAGAATCTACTATCAACTGTATTAGATGTATCAGTAATAAAACCTTTATCGTTTTTACTTAATATATTTTCATCAAACATAGATTGTAACTCTTCTTCATATTTTTGCTTAGTAAACTTATCTACTAAATCATTAAATCCATCTTCATCATCAAATGTTTCTTCGTTAAAGATAGTAAATGTATTATACTTTCTACCGTTAATAAGTAATTGAGTAGGTATTTTTTGAAGTTCTATAGGTAAAGGTCTAATGTCTTTAACATCAACTTTTTCATCAAGTACATCTTTTAACCAATTATCAAACTTTTCTTGAACAGGTTCTATTTGTTTGTTAACCCATTGTATCATACTACGTTCTTGTTTAGCAGAAGATCTAAGACGTTCTGTAACTTCTTCCATAGTAAATTTCTTATGATATAATGTCATCATAGTACCAACATCTGCTAATACAGGAAATTGATAATAACCATATGGGTCTTCTACTTTTCTATCAGGATGTCGATTAAACCACAAATTCATTTTAGTAGATTCTAGCTGTTGTTTACTCATTTCTGAATATACACTTGCTTTTTTCTTACCATCTTCGTTAACACCGTCAAATATAGCAATACGAGTTTTAAGATTTATACTGGGGTTATTAGCCATATCATCTAAAAATGATGAATACTTAAAGTAAGGATCACTTTTGTATTCTTTAAAGAAAGCTATGGTTTCTTTATTTGCAATACCTTTCATACGATTTAAATGATCTGTAGCAAACCTAGCTTGTAAAGTAGGATATACCATTTTACCTTCACTGCTAACAAAAGCTACTTGAGACATTGAAGGTTGAAACTCAGCTATTGCTTTAGCTATAGTAGTAAGTGCGTTACGATCATTCTGACTACCTTGTGCATAAGGATCAACACCTCTTTGCATAGTACTTACTACATTAATAAGCCCTAAACTATTAGGATTACCTAAGAACACAGCTAATTTACTACGTCCAGATGTACCTTCAGCAAACATATGAGATAATTCAGCTTCTGTAATAGGTATATGAATATAATTCATTATATTTGATACAGTTTTTATAGCACTCTCTTCAGCATTTTCAAAAGCATCAGAAGTGTTAGATGCTTTATTATAATCCTTTTGTATAGCTGTTAGTTTTTCAATTGCTTTATCAAGATGTTTTATACTTACTGTATTACTTTCTGCATTAAAGTCTTTAGAAGTATATAATTGATTTTGCCATTGAGCAATAATATCTTTATGTATAGATTGTCTGTTAGATTCAAATACAGAACTTTCTACATTAAAAGTTTTTTCACCAGTTGTTTTATTTGTATTAGTGTACCTTTTAATTTGTGCAGTAACAAATGATGTATTACTTCGTTGTCCAATAGCTCTCCAAACTTCACGCAACATACCTTTATCATTCTCAAGTTCAGATTGAAGTATTTCATAATTAGGAAATTTAACTACAAGGTCTTTTACTCGTTGAAGCATTTCAGCTTCAGTTTTAGAACCTGGCAATACAGTAAGTAAAGTATTTCTTGTAGTATTTGTAGGTTCATATGTTGCGAACCCACCAAATTTTCCTTCTTTAGTAGGTATCTTAGCAAGTAATGCTTTAAACTTTTGAGAAAATTTATCTATCGCAGAATCAAATCTACCTTTATCTTGCCAACCTTCACGAACTGTACTTTCTTCTTCTGCTTGAGTGTCATCTTCAATACTTTCAAATGAATCAACAGCTTTGTTTTCAGATGTAATTTTAATACCATGTATTTTAAGACCATTTACTACTCTTTCCATAAAAGGAGTAAATTCTATCATACTAGTAGTAGCATTAGGTTTTCCTAAAGTAAGTAATAATTTATCAAGTTCTTTTATAGTATTTTCATCAGCAAGTTCTTCCGTAAGAACTTCATGTTCTTCTTTGACAAAATCATATACTCTTGAGTACATACCTTCAAGACTATAATCATTATATTTAGTATTCTTACCGTGTGCTATAACTTTCTTAATAACAGTTAAATCATCAGCATTAGGTATATTAAGTTCATCACGATACTCATTAAGAACATCATTTAATAATATACCATTTAGTAATGCTATAGATAAAGTCTTTTCTCTAGGGTTTAAGTAACCTTGTTTTTGTGTAGGTTTAACGCTAAATCTAGTTACATTTTTAGTAAATGCAGGAACTTTAAATTTACCATAACTACCTCTATCAATACGATAAAAATAACTATTTAATGAAGGAGCATTTTTAAGACCTACTCTTTCTGCTGCAATTTGGATAAGATGATATAACCTTTTAAAGAAGTCCAATACTTTAGCTGTAAGACCCTCAGTAGCATTACCTTCTGTAAGTTTGTATTCCATAAAAAGATCTGCCAGCTCTTCTTCTTTATTAATAAGACCTTTAGTTTTATCTTTAGTATTAGTAAGAATATCTTTACGTTCATTTGGTGTTAATAAAGTGTTAAATACTACGTGAAATGCTTCGTGGTATGCTGTACCTGTTTTAGCATTTTTAGAGATATATACAGAACTGTTTGTAAATAAACCCCATAAATCAACTCCACCAGCTACACCAATAGATTTCATATCATCTAATACTGTAAGTGGTGTATTAGGATAAGTTTCTTTAAACCATTTAGTTTCAGTCTTTTCATCCCAAACTTCATAAACGTCTTCAGTTACTTCTCGATTTCTTCTAAGTGTAGAACGTCCTCTTTTAGGTCTTTCTGTAGGTGTAGGTGATACTTCTATTTCTTCTTTTTGAGGTTCAGCAGCTATAATAGCATTTATTTCTGATGTTTTATCAGTAAACATTTCCATCTCTCTAGAAGATAAAGTTGCGTTATTTTTTACTTTTTGAACTAAAGAATTAATACGTTCTTTAGTTACTTCGCCTTTATCAATAAAATTATTATACTCAATATCCTTCACCTCACTTACAGAAGCAGCTTCTGTTTTAGTAACTTTTTCAGAAGTAACTTTAGTATTTTTAAATACTTTAGGTACTTTAAGATGTACCATAGAAGCATAAGTATGATTACCTTTAGGTAAGTTACTTTTTAACCAACCGTTTTGTGATACTTTTTCATTATAATTTCCAGTGTTAAGTTGGTCAAGGTCAATATTCATAACCTTAGTTTCAAGTTTAGTTTTAAACTCTTCTAAAGTCATAGCTTCAGATACAACTCTTACTTCACCAGTTTTTTTATCAATATCTAATGTATGATATTTACCTTTTTCATATTTAAATTTTAAGTAAATATTCTTTGAAACTTTAATTTCTGCATCAGCAATAAGTTTAGCTATTTCATCAACATTAGTAGTAGAAGTAATTTTCTCATCTAACTTATCTAAGATGTCATATACTTCAGCTTGTTCTTTAGGATGCTCACTAAGGTTAGTTGTATATAACTTAACAGCATGATACATACCACTCACCATCTTAACAAACATTACAATAGCACCTTTTCTATCTGCAAGTTCTGATTCTCCTCTATAAAGTATATTTTCACGAGGTATTCTAAATTTAACTTCTCCACTATTAGTGTGTATATCTACTTCACCTTTTTCAGTAGTATCTACAGCACCAAAAAACAAAGGTTCTCCTTCATTAAGAATAGTGTGGGGTGACTGCCAATTTTGAGTAATAGCAAAGTCACCTACTTCTCTACTGTGTATAATAACATCAGTTACACCAGAAGTATATTCACCAGTAGTTTCTCCACTAGCTTTCCAATCATCATAAACAGCTTGTCTTAATCGTTTAGCATCTTGATTATCAGAACTATCATTTGTATTTTTAGTAGTCCTAAGAGTACCTATACGTACTAATTTACCATCAATAACAGTATTAGTAATAATAGTAAAATCATCTTTACTTACTTTAGTAGGTGAGTATGTAGAATCTAAAAACATTGTAAATGTAATTGGATTACCAATAAGTTTAGTATTTACATCATCTAATGCTAGAAAAGTTTCATCAGATACAAGTTCTATAGTTTCAGAAGTTGATTCATTTAAAGCAGCTAATTCAGTATCGTATTTAGAGTTAATTTTACTTTCTTTTTGTTTTACTTGTTCTTTGAGGTTTTTAAGATATTTTTCACCAGCTTCCTTAGAATCAAAATGCCCAACTAAAACTTCAGCTCCTTGTGTCATTACACCATCAGTATTTATCTGTGGTTTTCTGACATTTATTATCATCATGTAAGGGTCTTCTTCAAATCCTTTTGACGTATGGTCTTGAAAAGAAGCTTTATACTGATTTCCTTTGGAATGTTTTTTACCAATCATTTTCACAACTTCAACATTAGAAGTCGCATCTTTTTGAAAAGATTCTTCTATTTGAAAACGGTCTCTCTTACTTAATTTATCTAATTCTTCTGTTCTTCTTTTCTCAATATTAGTTTTAGCACTTGTATTGTCAGTTCCTTCAATTTCAATAGTATTAAGCTCACTTCTAATAGGTTCTCCATCATTATCGTATAGTACATGGGGACCACCTTCTTCAAGATTTTCAAATGTACTTGGGTCAGCTTTAGTAATAGATACATCTTTTGTTTGAAGGAATTTAATTTTTCCATCCTTCATTGTATACATTACATAAGGATTACTTTGTACATTTAATTTATTAGCAAAACTAATCTCTCTAGCTTGATTATTATTACCGTTATCTGGAGTTGGAGAAGCTTGATTAGCTTCAACATCAATATCTGGTAATGGTTCTTGATTAAAAGATTCAAGTATTTTATTTTCAAAATACCTATCTACAATATCTTTAAAATTTTTATTACTATTATACTTATCTACAAAAGATTGTGCATCAGTAATACCACTTACATTAAGTCCTTTTTTAGCAAATGCTGCTAATTCACGTTTAAGTAATGGTTTACTAGCATACCTTTCTAAGAAGTCTTCTGTTGTAGTAGGATTTGTTATTACTCCTTTACTAGCAGCATTAGCTAATATTGTAAGTTTAGCTTTAACAGCAGCACCTACAGTTTCATCATTAAGAAGTTTTTCTTGTTCTTCTAAAGATGTTTCATTATTTACAGTAGCAAGTACTCTATTTTTAAAAGCTTCTGCTTTTCTTAATGGTTCATCAGCATCAAAAACTTCTTGTCCTTTTTTAGTAGATAGTTTATTAAGGATATTATCCGTCATACCTATCTGTACTTCATTTTCAACCTTTTGCATAACTTGTTTATCAAGTTCTGATTCTTCAGCAAATGATGGAGCTATTGGTAATTTACCTATGTCAGTAAGTGATTTTTTTATTTCTGCTATCTTTTTAGAACTATCTTTAATCTTAAAATTAAGTTCCGTGTTTAAAGCATCATTTTCAGAACTGTCTTCTGTATCGTTATATTGTCTTTTTCCTTCAATATAATGCTTATTAAGAGCTAATTGCTCCATAAGATCTATATGTAAAGAATCTGTTCCTATAGAAGCTTCTGTTTTAAGTTTTGAAGTTCTAGCTTCAATATCTTTCATAGTTCGTCCTAAAAGACGTTTAGTATAAAAACTTGCAAGTTGTTCTTTTTTAACAGCTTCAGAAGTAGTTTTATCACTAAATATATTTACATACTGTTCTCCAATATATTCAAGGTCTTCTGCTATTTGTTTATCTGCTACTTTTTTATCTGCTATAGCTTCTTTAGTCCAACCATCAGCTTCAAGGTCTGCATCAGATACTTCAGCAACTTGTTTGTAATGTTCTTTAAGGTCATTTAATTTACCTTCACTTGCATATTTATATATTTCGTTTAAAAGTAAACCACCTTTTGCTTTTGCTACAGTATTTAAGTCATGCTTATCTATACCTGCATATATAGCTAATGCAGCATCTTGTAATCTTTCTGTTCTGTCACCAACAGTATCTGATATTTGTTGTGCGCCTGAAAAGAAACCTCCACCAACTGCACCAAGTGTTACAGCAGCTTTAAATTCTGGGTCTTCAATATAATCACTTAAACGACCTCCTAAACCTTCTAATTCAAAGTAACTAGCTTTTTTATCTAATGCTGTACGTTCTGCTTCTTTAGATATTGTAAATTGACCACCTTCTTCAAGACCTTCAGCAGTTACATCTCTAGCAAACTTAAATGCTCTATCTCCTAAACCTTCACGAAACTCTTTAGAAGCTTGTGTAGCCATATTAGAACCTTTGCTAAGTACGTTATATTGTATAACGTCTGTTGCTAAGTTTACCCAATTGGTATTCCACGCTTTAGAAGCTGCTTCACCTGCTCTCATACGAGCTTCTTCATCACCTACACCTTGCTGTAATAATTGCTGATATGAACTATTAAAGGTTTCATTAGCTTCCATAGTGTTTTCAGCATATCGTGAAAATACAGCACTCGAAATACCTTTTATACGAGCAGGTGTAGCTATAGTCTTTAATGCTTTATTTATTTTCATTAGCTTACTAGCTCCAGAAGCTAATGCAGTCATACCATAAGCAGGAATCATCAATGATAAACTTGTTGCTATACTTTCTGCATTATAAGCCCACCAACTAGCATCTCCAGGTGCAAAACCTGTTTGTGCAGCTTCACTACGATATATAGGTGCAAACTCTTTAACAGATTCTTGAGCTTGCTTCATAGATTCAGCAAACCAGTTAGTATACTCTTGTTCAGTACCTTTAACTATACCTATTGCTTGGTCAGCATCAACAAAATAAGATAATCCTTCTAAACCTCCTAAAACAACTGTAGAAGCTCCTTGTGCTAAAGCATTAGCGGTTTGTTGCCATCCTGATTGTGTGGCAGATAATACAGCTTCTCTATTTTGTCCTGGAGAAAATTGTATAGCATCATCAAATGATGTTTCGTAATTTGAAAATGTATCTATACGTCCACCTGAAACAGCACTGCCTATTTGCTCATTAGGGACTTGAAATATATCATTAGATGATTTTCTTCTCTTTATAGGTTGATTATTACGATCTAACTCCCCATTCTCTACTATAGGATCAAATATACCCATTAAATTATTTTTATGTTATTATAGGTTATTACCTATTGCAAATGCACTATCAATAAGCTTTTCTAATTCAGCATCAGAAGCTTTTTCTAATCCAACCCATCTAATTTTAAGACGTTCTTTTAGTTTACTCCTTGATGTAGTACGTTTGGCTTCATCTTTTATAAGCTCTAATGCCATTCTTTGTTGTACTTCAGGAGTTACTTTTGAATCATAAGGAATGTTCAATTTATCAGCATACTCTTTGAAAGTATCTTTTGTAAATTGAAATTTACCAACCGCATGAATCCTATCTCCACTATCCTTACTGTCTTTTGGTATGTTTTGACGTTTCATTACGTCTGATATAGTCATGTCTACGACACGTTTACCAATAATGTTATAACTATTTCCCCCATTGAAAACCTCACGTCCCTCATCAGCACCTCCTTGGTTCATTGCATTGTACTCACCTGTGTTACCCTCACTTTCATAATTACCTATAGTATTGAATGCATAATCGACATCTGCTTTAAATTCTTTTGGGATGTTTAAAGATGTAGTACCTACTTTTTCTTGTTCACCATAATACATTTGATTTTTAAATATAGAAGATAAATGTTCTTTAGCATCTACTTTATTCATTTTTAAAGGGTTTTCTCCTGCCTCTACTAGCATTTCAGTAATACTCCTTACAGTACCTTTTTCAGGGTCAAATACTTTTCCTGATATTGAATAACTTCCAGTAGGTGTTACAGATACAACAATATCTCCATATGATCCTGTAACATCATCGGGTCTTCCAAATTTAGCCACTGTAGAAGTACCTTTGTAAGTACCTTCGATAATATCAACGGCTCTGTCTGTCGCAATAACTTCTTTCATTTGAGGATTTGTCATAAATTGCCGCATATTATCTGTAACATCAACATCATATTCGGAACTTTTAATTATTTCTCCATCTTTAGTTGTAGAGAATAACCCTCTTACCATCCACTTATCGTTAATATTATCAAAGTAAAAACTTCTAGGAACGTAATTACCATTACTAAAATCATGAGTGTCATTATCAGTACCTGCTACGTATAAACTTTTTATATTTTGACCGTCTTCCCCATCAGGTTGTGTCATAGCATTCAAAGGTGAGCCTTTATAGTAAACACCTGTACCTCCTTGCATACGAGCAATCGCAGCATCGTTGATAATTTTATGAGACATTGGTATTTCCTTAGATGTAAGATCTCCATCTGTCTTTGTCAATAAATATCCTGTAGTAGTAAACTCTTCTTGTCCAAAGTTAGACTCAATAGCTTCGTTTAAATTAGAATAATACTTTTCGTATTTTTTAGGAATGAGTTGATCATTTTGAATAATAAAATCATCTCTCAACTTATGTTTAACAAGCTTGACTCTAGAAGCTCTATCCATTTCATCGCTTAATCTTGTAGTTTCTTCAGCCCATTTTTTATAAGAAATTCCATTACTTTTTTCTGAAATATAAAAACCACCATGTTTATCAGTAAAATCTTTAGTTTCATCCAAAAGGTTTTTATAATCAATAGTAGCATCATAAACAGCTCTTATTCCAGGAGTTAACTTATTTAATTCTTCTTTTATTTTTTCCTCGGTAGGTACTTCATCCCCTTCAGAAAGAGTTTTAAGTGCGGCATCATTAGTTGATTTTGAAGCTTTACGTCTTTTTAACAGCATAGCATCTGTATCTTGACGAGCTTGTTCTTCAACTTCTGAAGGCTCTGTTTTATATTGCCAATTTCCGTCAGGCATTTGAACAGGTTTATTATTTTCTTTTAATTTATTATGAATAACATCAAAAGTACTTGCATATATATTTCTTTGTTTTTCTATAAATGTTGTATCATAATCTCTACGTTCTTGAGGATTAAATGTTCTACTTGGAGCATAACTCATATCATTCAATGAATATCCAGTTTCCGAATCTATACCTGTAAGTGCGTTTGTACCAATGGCTTTTGACATATTGGCTATATTAGTAATTTCTCCAGCAGGTGTATTTGTAGCGTTAACAACATTATAATCTATTTCCCCGATAGGTCTAAGTGGTATTGATGATTCTTGTCCGTATTCACTAGACCCATCAGCACCAGCACCAGTAAGATTTTGCTTACCTTCTGTAAAGAATGATAATTCTGCAATATTCATATAATTATCAAATAAAGAATCCCATTTATATTGCCCTTCTCTACCTTCTCTTTTTAAAGACTCCATTTTCCAAGCTGCATTTTGAGCCATTTCAGGATCTAAAGCAGTTAATGCTTCCATATTAATAGTACCATCATCATTCCTAAATGAACTAAGAAACTTTATAGAGTGGTTCTTTACACCTTCATAATCTAATATTTTATCTGTTTGTTTATGTCTATACTCAGGTTTACCAGTTTCAGGATTATTTACTAAAGTATATTGATCATCTATAATAGGTTTTATTTTTTCAATATAAGGAGAGTATGTTTTAAGGTCTGATACGTTTTCTTGAAAATTATAATGAGCACCAGTAATCATTTCGTTTCTACCAGCCATAGCTTCTAAATCACCAACATTCCATTGTCCAGTTTTATCATCATGAGCACCAAAACGACTGCTAACACCATAACCTTTTGCATTTATACGGTCATCAACAAATTTCTTTGTATCATAATCAGACTGTATTAGTTTGATTCTAGGGTCAGCAGCTCTTTCTTGAGAAAACTTAGATAATCCTCTTGCGGCAGCTCTATAATTTCCATCTGTAGCATATGCATCAGATATAGCATTAAATTTTGTTTGATAGTCTTGTTCAACTTTGTTAGCATACTCTCCTTGTGTAGCATAACCTGCATTTAAACCTAAACCAGCTTCAGCTTTACCTAAGGCTATATTCATAGCATCATTACGTCCTTGATTTATTTGACCCATTTGCATCATAGCTCCAATAGGTAATGGGTCTATTGTATCTTGAAATTCTTTTGCTGAAAATTGAGTAAATCTGTTAGCCACTTGTTATTTGTTTAAGTAAGGTTTAAGCATCATCTCATCAAATGTTTCTGATATGTTAGCTCTATTTATATTGTGTATACCTCCGTTATGGAAGTTAGGTTTCTCTATTTGTTTATATCCTTGTAACCAATCTTCAGTATAGAATTTAGAATTATTATCTATAGGAATTGGAGATTCTGAATATCCATAAATTCTTTTTTTACTTGGGCTTTCTAATAATGAACCTTTATATTCTACAAAATCAGGTCCTTTATAACCCATATATAAAGATTTATCAATCCTTTCATTCATAGGAATACCTTTATTGAACCATACTTTATTAGCATTATCAGTATTATCCATCATCCAATTATTACTTGTTCCTTTGGGTGCAGCCCTTAAAACACCACTCTCAGCAGCATCTTTATAACCAGTATTTCCAAGCATTCTATAATAAGATTCTGAATCTGGTTTAAAAGCTAAAGGATTATATTTATAAGTATTTTTTAAGGGAGTTTCTTCTGTCAGATATTTACCAGCTTGTTGTACTGTATTTTTTATTTGAGGTAATTTTTCAATACCTTTCATAACACCTAAACCTAATAGTTCACCACCTATAATATCTCTATGATAAGCTTCAGCATCAGCTCTTTGCTTACCAGTCATATTAGGTGCTGCAAATGCCCAATTAGGATTACCTACATAATTAGCTGATCTATTATCTGTATTAGGAAAATCTATTTTGTCATTATTAATAGGTTGTTGTACAACACTATTAGGATTAGCTTTAGCATAATTAGATGCTAATCTATTATTTTCTTGTATTAATAAATCTTCATTAATAATGTTATTTAAATAATTATCAGGTAAAACCCCTAAATTATTAATACCTGTATTTCCATTGTTTAACGGTTTAGTAGGATCTGTAGGATCACTTCTTAACCCACCATCTTCAAAACTAGTTTTTACTGCATATTTTTTAGCTGAAGTATCACCTTCTTGGCTACCAAATAATTGAGCCACATTTCTTACAAAGCCATATGGACTACTTGCTTTTCCAACCGATTCTTTTATTTTATCAGTAGATGTTCCATTTCTATTCAAATGTGTGTATGCATCATTGTTAAAATCATAATTATCGAGAACTAAAGTATCTGGTTCAGATGTAAATGTTTGAGGTGTTGTCACTATAGATGCTCTACCTAATACAGATTGAGTTTGAAATGCAGGGTCTGTAAGTAATGATACCGCAGTTTTTACTCCAGAATTTGAACTGTAGGCTTTACTTGGTCTAACCGTTTCATAATCTTTATAATCTATGTATGATTTTCCAGCAGCTAAATTTTTTCTAGTTATATCCCGTAAAACACCAACTTGATCTTCTGTAAAATCTCCTTCGGTTCTAATTGGATTTTTATCATTAGAACCATAATCCATAAATTGCTTTCTGAAAATATCATCAGTAATGGCAGATATAGTAGTCATTGCTCCAGGAAAAGCAGCCTCTAAAAACCCTGTAACTGGTGCGCCCTCTCTTATATTTCTTCTGTTTTCTCCGTCACTTTTAGGATTATCACTTTTAAATTTTTGATAGAGATTATGGGTATTTTCTCCCCACTTACCGTCTTCAGCAATAGCCTCTCCTAATTTACCCAATTCAGGATAAGATTCGTTTAAAAATTTTTGTAGAACACGAATGTTAGTCCCTTCTTCGATAGTAGGAGAATAGACCTTAGAGACATCTTTAGTATCTTCCTCACCACCTAAAGGCTTTTTAGTAGGATCTGGCATACTATGCTGTTTTAGCTACTCCAAATGTATTTTCATACATCTCTCTAAGCATTGCGTTAGTATCCATAGTATTCATTTGTCTTGTTGTACCAGCACCTGCTCTACCTAAACCATCAATAGCTTCATAATAATTAGATTGTGCTACACCTTTATTAGCAGCTTCATCTTGCATAGCTCTCATTATAGTACCATTGTTAATTTGATCTTCTTGTGCTTGAAGTGATATATTAGTATTAGCTACACTTTCACGTATACCTGCAACATTTTGAGAACCACTTGTAGCTAAAGTTGCTAATGTACTAGGGTCAGCTCTACCTGATTGTCTAGCTACTTCCATTGCAGTAGCTCCCATATCTCTAGCTGCTCTTAATTGATGTTGTGCAGACATTCTACCACTTTTAAATGTAGGGTAATTTACTGGATCACCATCTTTAGGTTCTTTTGCTAAATAAGCCAATGAACTTGCTGCATTACCTCCAAAACTTAATACTCCTTGATACAATTGTTTAATTTGTTCAGGAGTCATACCTTCTTTTTTAGGTGGAGGTATAGCAGCTTCATCTGTAGGTATATTAGAGTATTCATCTAAATTAACAGCATTATTAGCATTATCAAACATAGATTTATAATCTACTTGTGGTAATTTATTAGTAGAAAGTCTATCTTGCCCTGTACCACCACTAACTTTTAATCTATCTAAAAAAGCTGTTTGAAGTTCATCTCCTGATAATCCTTCTACACCAGTAGTATTATATAGAGGATTCATAGTAGGTGTACTATCAAATTCAGTACTCCAAGGGTCGTTAGATGGGTCATTAGGATCAGTAGGTCTTACAGAACCATAGTTACCTGCATATTTCTTTTTCATACCACCATTCTTAAATTCTGTTGTATCATTATATCTTGTTCTAGGAACTTCAGCTTCACCTTGAAATCTACCTCTAGCAGCCCTACTTTTTTCGTTTTTTATAAAAGCATTTGCATCTGATAATGCTGTTTTTTCTTCTTTATCTAATGCTGCTGTACCTACACCCCCTGCAATAGCTGTACCTGCGCCTACAACGGCAGATGCAATTTGTCCAAATACGGGCACTGCGTTTAATGCTACTGCTGTTGTACCTGCTATAGCAGTTCCTGTAGTAAGGTCTTTTCTTTTTTTTGCAATCTTAGCCATTGTGTCGATGTAATCTTTATTTTGCATTGCATCTTGATTTACAGTATTTGGTTTTTTGAATGTGTCATACATAGTACTAGCCGCATTAATTGCTGCAGTAGCCGTATTGAAACCAGTTGATGCTTTTGCTGTAGTCGAAGGTACTGCTGTATCGGATTTTATAGGTGCAGACGTATTAGGCATTACAGAAGCTTCATTATATCTTTGAGGGTCTGCAAATAAAGGATCTTCATTAGGCAAAAACGAATTTTCATTTGTAAAATCTTCGCCAGCATTGAATGATTCGTTTCCAAATTGCTTTGGAGCACTAAAAAAATTATTAAGCTGTGTGGGATTTTCTTGTGTTGTACCAAGACCAACATTATTAGTATTGGTGTTAAGATTAGATCCTGGGTTTATCGTTGTTGGGCTTGATGTAGGAGTAAATCCTATGTTTTCATTTGCGTAATTAGGGTCTATATTATTAGTATTAGCATCGTCACTTATAGTAGGTGTGCTGTATCTAGGTCTATTAGTACCGCCAGTAGCATAATTAACACCACCAGTTTTAAACTCATTTTGGTCTTGATTACCTTCTACATTAAAAGGATCTATACCTTCAGAGACTAAATCATTAACTTCTTTAAGTATAATCTCTGTAGCAGCAGCATCAAATGATATATCTGAAATTCTATCTCCTACAGGTCTATTTTGACGTTTATTATCTTCAGCTTTAAGTTCCTTAATGTGCTTAGATATTTTACGAAATATAAATTCATTCTTAGAACCTCTAGGAGTATAAGCTTTTTCACCACCTTCTACTTCAGCATCATCAGTATAATCTAATCCTTTTAACGCATGAGGTAATCCCTCAAAGTCTTTTATTCGTGTTTGTTTATTGAAAGTTCCCATATTGATTTACAAAGATACATTATTTAAAGTCATTTGTCAAGTATTATTTTCTAATATTATTTATCACCTTTTCTAAAATAGTTTATTATGTGATAAAGCTTGAACTCTTTATTGTTATTATTAAGGAATGAAAACTTTTGTTTCATCCAATGGGAACGTATTCTATTACGTGTACCAAATTCATAAGTAATAGCATGTCTCCAATTACGTAAAGTACGTTTAATATCAGCACGTATGCCAGTTGTTTGATAAGAATTACTAGATGTAACACTATCAAATGTTTCATCCGTAACTTCTACACCATTAGTATCTATAACATCAGTAAGAAATTCAGTATTATCAAATATCTTAGTTATAGTAGCCATAGGGTTAACTGTAATTGTTATACTAGATTCCGTAGGAACATTATCATAAAATACACCTCTCTCGCCTATATCGTGTAGATATAAATCATTTAAGTCGCTAGGATTAGCTGTAAGGACATATCTTCCATCATTGATATAAGTAGTAGGCTTAAAGCTTCTATAGCTCACAAAACGATCCTTAGTGTCATTGTAGGCTATTGTAAAGGAACGTCCAACCATATCAAATAATCCATTGTTATTAATGTTACTATCATTATCATAGAAAGTAATGAGGTATTCTTTATTACGTATGTCATACGTACCACAGACACCCATAGGAGTTATATTACCACTTTGTGCAGGACTATCTACTTTTAGTATGTTACCTCTTGTATTAGAGTATAACCATCCTTTAATCTTATCGGCAGAGATATCCTTTAATCCTTCAGAATTATATACATAAAGTCCTGCATCTTTAGAATCCCAAAACATAATCCCATTAGGAGATTTTATAAATGAAAACTGATGCCATGAACCTATACTTTCTGATATATAATTAAATCTAGGTAATACACCTGATTGACCTAATACAATACCTCCACCAGTATTATCATTTACTACAGATCGTTCATTAACAGATGCTACACCAAAACCTCTTTGTTGCCAAGCTACTATATTATCACTTGCTTTCATAAGTTGACGTATTTCACCTAAATCACCTTGTATATCAATATATTTTTCAGAATCAAATATTCTCCAAGCATCAGCAAGTTCACCATATACTTTAGGAGCTGAAGCCCATATTCTTACAGGATGTCTTAAAACTTCAGTAGTATTTAATGGTATTGGAAATGAACGTTGTGTGTCCATTTGTTCAGAAAATACATAATTGTATTTAAAATCTTCTCCGTAATCTAATGGGTACTGTTCCGCATCAGGTGCTTGGTCGTCAGTACCATACATATATCCGATAGGATTTTGAGTCCCATTAATTGAATAACCATGTCTCATATCAGTATTAACAAATGATTCGCATGGGTAGTATAATCCTACTGCTATTCTTTTATCCCCGTTTCCCTTGGGTTCATTGTTTCCAGTAAAATCATCAAAACTTTTGGTCATTTTTAAAGTGTCAAATACATTGACATAAGTATCTCCACCGTAAACCTTAACTGTATGTTGTAAAGTATTGCTATTTAAAATAACATGTGCTCCTGTGTTAATATAAACATTTTGAGAACGTGCTGAATATCCTGGACCTCCGTATTGTCCATCGTTTTCACGCTCGTAATTTACTAGGTATTTATCAGCATGGAAATCAACATCGCCACCTCTAGGATAAAAATTACTTGTAGAACCCATCATATTTATATAGAAATCATAAGGTATTCCTCTGTCTAATACAACAGCAGCAGTATCTGTACCTCTTGAACGTCTACCATCAGGACTTGTTATAAAAGGACTACGATTCTCAAATTGATAAGTATCTATTAAAAAATCATCATCAAAAGCAGCATTTCTAATCTCTTTAACATCAAACGTATTACTGGTTCCTGCTGGGTCTTCATAAGGTATATTATGATATATTTTAGAGTATACGGTTTTAATTGCTGGCTGTAAAGCATTATCTTTTGTGGTTTGATAAGTACCTAATCCTTGTACAATCCTTATTTTATCATTGGTTTTTTTATTAATGTCTCTACCAAATAATAAATCTGGAGAATGAAATGTTACTATCGGATATGATTCTAAATTACCAGAAAAAGAATTACTAGGATTCAATGTAGAATCTGGCAAACTACTTATATTATTAAGATAATGATTTTCACCTAAAGTAGGATGATAAGTAGCGGGAATATGCGAATTATCTCTTACACACATATGAATAATACCTTGTGCCAAAACAGTTCTATCTTCAGGCTCTAATTTGACACGTTTAATAACCCAACTATCTATTTGATCTGCAATATTGGCAGGAATATTTACAGTAAATTCTACACCTAATGTATTTACATACCATACGTTATTTGCTTTTGACATAAGTGGAAATACTTTACCTTCATTTTCAGCAGCATCTACTGCAAATCCACTTTGAAAATCTTCAAATATATCGGGCATACGAATATCTCCTATCCACTTAGCATAACCTTCATTACTGGCTTTTGTAGGTACTAATGAAAATCTATACGTTTCTCCTCTACGGTATCCTTTATAGGTATGATCTATATAAGGAGATTTAAAATCAGTAAAATAGTTACCTTCCGTATATAATGTACCATCTCCTAAATTAACAGTAGCATTACCTCTCCAAGGTAATCTATAAGGGTATACATAACCTGGGTCTGTTCTTGCATCTGCTAATAATTTTTGATTAACAAATTTATATTTAATATTTGGACCCTCACCACCTAAAGTAACACCATCAGCTTGGTATTTGTAAATCTTTTGATTAGGATTAATAGCATCAGAAGTTTCATCAAGACCTGTTAAATCTAATACAGAATTATATGGTGCGCTAGGAGTAGCACTTACATCATTTAAAATTACTTCTTGTGTATTATCAAATCTATAAGCTCTAGCATCAAAATTTAAGTTAAAAGGGTCTCTTTTAGTGTTAGCTGCAAATAAGATATTATCTTTTTGAGCTATCGCATGACATTTATCAAATAAGTTATTACGTCTATTAAAAGCATCTTCTGTAATGATTACAGCAGGTTCACTTCCTGTATAAGTGTATTCAACTGTAGAGCTAGTAATAGTAAGTTCTGCTACTTTTGCTATTAAAGGACTTGCATCAGCTCCTTCAGTTTTTATTATTACTATATCAATACTATTAAATGATGTATCTACATCTGGTATCGTTATAGTAAACGATTTAGAAGTAATAATACCACTTTCTCCACCTTGGTACTCTGGATACCCACTCGATAAAGAATCTTCATTTATATATATACTATTAGATGCATGTGCGTAATTAGTTATTCCTCCACCAGCAGTTCTTAAAGCATAAGAAACTTCATAATGCCCTAATGTAATAGAACCTCCATTTTGTATACTTTTTAATACTGGTTTTTTTAAATCTACAATAGGTTTAATACCTAATTGTAAAGGTGGTACAGCCATTATATTAGGGTCAGCAAGATTCATAGACCTAAAATCATTAGCATCTAAACCATCTGTCCAATATGTACGTACAAATTCATCATTTTCTTTAACAGACTCAATACCTCCAGGATTAGCTACTGGAAATCTAGTTGACATACTAAGGTCATCTGAGTATATAAGTGTTATATTAGGTACTAATGATACCTTATCGTATGTTACTTTGTAAAAAGCTGCAATACCTCCTATAGCAGTATCGTTATTTGTAGAAATAATATATATATCGTCATCAATACGTGTCCAACCAATAGGTATTTGAGCAGCTTGATTAATTTGTAATGCAGTAGTTGTAAGTGTAGCACTAGTATTAAAAGTAAGTATGTCTGTTGTAACAGACCATATTCTAATAGTATTACCACTACGAGCTACATTAAGCTGTAATGGTACGAATGCATTACCTGTACGTAATTCATTTTCAATAGCATCCATTAATCCATCAGGACTATTTGTACTGCCATTAATAGAGTTACCAAAGCTGTTACCTCCAGTATGCCCTACAATTATGTTTGTTGCCCAGCTAGTAGGTATTGTATCAGGCGTAATAGTTAATATGTTAGGAATATCAGGTACACTAAAAGAAAATTTATTACCTTTAATATTTACTATAACATTATCAGAATCTGAACTATTAGAATTTAATCTAACATCTAGAGCATCTTCATAAGTAGAAGGTTCTTTCATTTTATCAGAAAGATCTTTTACCATACCTTTAAAAAACCCATTTTCAATACGTTCAGCCATTATCTTCTGGAGTTTGTATTATTTCTAAAATTTGTTTGATTTCTCAATACTTGCATCTTACCTGAATTAGCATGTCCTCCAGCATGTTCATCTTCAAAAGATACTATACGTCTAAATTGGTTAGCAATACTTCTAGTTTTATCTCTATTGGGTATTAATGCTTTATTTTGTGCAGCACCAATATAATACATTCTTTCTGTTTTTATATCATCGTATACATCTTTAGCCATTTTACCTCTAATCCTGAGTTTCATTGCTATACGTTCAGCTACATAAGCTGTAGCAGCTTGTTTAAACTTTTCATCATCAGGTACTGTTGGGTAACCCCTTTCATCAGTAGGAAATGCCATGTAAGCCATTTCAAGTTTACCTTCTTTAAAGTTAGTCCATATGTAATTATCATTAACTTTATAAGTCAAATCAGAACTACATATTAAGTCTGGGCATTGTGCCGAATGCATACGTTTATGAAAACTATCCGTAGAATATCTCATAGGTGTACCTTCACATGTACGTGTTTGTACAATAATTATAAGATCACATGGTAGCTCTCCTCTACCATTAATAATCTCTATATAAGGCTTATCATGTCCATCAGTAATACGTTCAGTATACTGCATAGGAGCGTTAATAAGATCAATGACACTACCAATCCATTCAGCAATATCTGTCCAATCAGTATCTACGGTAAAACCATAGTCTCTGTGTACACGTTCAACAATTGTTTCTAAACTTACGCTTTTACCTGAGAGCATTTATAGAGGGTTTTTAAATTATTTATACAATATCTCCATCAAGAAAACTAAACATTTCTTCTTTGGACATTGGTGATTTTATGTTTTCTTTTTTACCTTCTAAAGGATTTTTAGTAGAAATATATTTTTTAGTTTCATCAATATGTTTATCTTCATCTTCTACATACCCATATTTATTTTTGGTTATAATAAAACCATTTTCTGCTTCTTCTACTTTAAGTGATTTGGTAACTCCGTCTTTTTCTTCGGTAATTGACCAATGTTTGTTTTTATCCATTGTTCTTATTGATTTTAGTTCGTACATTATATTTTTTTAGTTATTACTTTTTCATAAAAGTCTACTTTTACCGATGTATCTTTTAATGCAGCTACTAACTCTCGTTTAGCACCTTTTACAGGACTAAAACGGTATCCTTTAATGTTACGTACATTTGTACCTGATTTAACCCATTTAAAGTGCATTAAATAACCTCCTGTATGTAAGTTTCTATGATATACAAATTTTCTATTTTCTTTAGCTACAGCATCATCTTTCCAAAGCTTATTAGTTGCTTTATAATCTATTGGTAATGATAATGTACCATTCTTTTTAAATTTAGGTTCAGGTTTAAGTTTTAATATCATAATAGTACCTAATCTAAATGGTAGTTTAAAGAATCTATTATGGAGTATCATTTCCGTCATAATTTCTTTATTAACATCTGCTACAGCATTATTAATAACACCTAAACCTAAATTAAAACCATCATTCCTTTCGATGTTATCTAAGTCTTTAACGTAACGTCTATGCAGTTCAGCAGAACTTATATCAATTTTGTTTCTCGCCACTTACAGTATTGTTTGCATCATTCGTAGTATCATTAGCTAATTGATACTTTAATAGTATCTGCTTAATGATATGTTCTTTCATATAGTTCCACATGTAATCTGATAAAGGATATTCAGTATCGTCTGTATAACAAGGATCTCCAGCACATGTATTAAATACTGCTGCTGAAGTAGGGTCACTAGCTACCATTCTAATATTAATAAACTCTGTAAGGTCTGCTAGAGAACCTTTAGAAGATAAATATATTCTATCGTTTCTATAGTAAGCTACAGTCATGTTATGGTTAAATCTACCATTACCAAAGAATATAGCTTCTTTGTAATCTTTAAGTGAATATGGTTTACTTGTAAAGTCAGATGGTCCTACACGCTCAATAGATTCTCTATGATGTAATACAATAGGTACTGGTATTTTATTTACAGTACGTAGTATTTGACAATCAGAACTAAAGTCACAACATTCAGTTGTAGAAGCTAATTCCATTTCTACACACCCTAAGTCTTGTATAATAGACTCAGGGATGTCTCTATCTTTATTAAGCTCATTACGTATCCATAAAGCTCTTTGGTTGTGTATAAGGTCTTTAATATAACGTAAGTCAAGAACGTCATCATCGTGAAATTCAGGTCTTACAGCTTCTACTATTTGATATGTAAGTTCGTTAAGAGTCATGTCCGTATGTCATTCTAGTTTTATATACTTTAGGTGAGTTAAGTTCTGATACTTCATAATCAACACCTGCTTCTCCACTACCAAAGTTAGTATGAATCCATTTAGAAGAACCATACATACTCATTACTTTTTTATATCTAAATCGTTTAGCAAATGTTTCTGCTGATTGATGTAAATCACCTGTTACTACATGAATATATTTAGAACGTATTTTTTTACGGTCAATATAATCATTAATAAATCCTTCTGTCTTATCATTCAATACTACTGGCATTCCAAACTTCATATCAGAATCATCTTTACCATGTCCAAAGATATATGTATGTTCTCCAAAAGTAATATGCTCTAACATCTTAGCAGTAACCAAAGTCTTAATTTGTGGATATTTCGCTTGTAAATACATTTGAATTGCTCTTACTGCACCATGACCAAAGCTACCTGAGTGATTGCAGTTAGTAGTAGCAATAAACCAAATTTCCTCTGCTATATCAGCATTAATAAGGGTTTCCATAGTTTTAATAGTAACTTCAATAAAAGTGTCTATTTGCTCACGAGAATCCATATTTTGAGGTAAATTATGTCCACCTCTAGTAGTTTGACCATTATTACCATCTAAAGCATCTCCTAGGTCATAAAATACAAGTTTTTTAAATTGTCCAAAAGTATCATGTTCATCAAGAATATTATCTACTAATTTCTCATGTCTGATAAATATTTCATCTCTATCATAATCATTACTGTAAATACTATTTCTAGCAGTCATAGCACCGATATGTTTGTCTGATGAAAAGATAGAAATCATTTTATCGTTCTTACTTCTTGAAGCACGTACACCAAAAGGAGTTACACCATCTTCAATAATTTTTTGTAAAGATTCAATTACATCATTATCTTGTACTTCAGTTTTATCAAGTGCATAAGAAAACCCTTGTTTACCATTTGCTGTAATATGAGTTCTAACGAGTTTCATATTATCAGGTACTTTGGGAACATCTTCTTTTTGATTGCAAATAGGAGGTAAATCTTCTAGTTTACAATTACCATCAATTACTTTTTGACAATCCTTAAATTCTTTGGAATCTTCAGAGAAATTCTTTTGATACGCTCTTATTTTACTG